CTAGAGCTCCCCGCTGATCGCCTGATGCAGGGCCGTCGCAGCTTCGCTGTGCGCTCGCCCACGGGCCATGTAGTGGCGCTGAGTCATCGACGGATCGGCGTGCCCCAAGACATCGGCAGCAACGCGCGCAGATAGTCCAGCGTCATCGAGAATGGTGGCCACCGCCTTGCGGAAACTGTGCGCGGTGATGTTGTCAGGAAGGCCCAGTGCCGACCGGACGCGCCGCCATTGGGCCGCGACGTTGTTCGGGTCACGTGGCGTCCAGTTCTCCGAAGGGAAGACGAGGTCTTCGCAGTCTGCCGGAACTGGACGCGGGTCCACTAGTCGGCGCTCGGCCAGGCGGCGCTTGCGAATCTTGAGAGCATCGATCGCGAACTGGGGCAATGCGATCTCATTGTCGGAACCCTTGGTGTCATCATCAATGGGCACCAGTACCAGTCCCTTGCCCTTGACGCGGATAAGTTTCCGAGACGGCCGCAGCACGCCAGCTTTGAGGTCCAGCTCTGACCACACGGTCGCGAGCGACTGGCTACGGCGGTGGCTGGTGGCGATTAGCATCACGATCCAGTCAACAAGGTCAGCGCCAGCGCAAAACTCGGCAACCGTTGGCGGCGTGTAGCTTCCGACACCCTTCTTGCGCTCGGCCTCGGCCAGGATGCGCGGGCACGGAAGGTCCGAGGTGCGTATGGCGATGAGGATGCCTCGCACCTCTGCGACGGTCACCTGGCCCGCACCACGGCGTTTAGCGCCCTTGCGTCGAGCTAGCTTCACCTCGCGCAGAGGGTTGACCGTGATCGCCCCGTTACTCATGCGGATCGCATAGTTGTACATGCCAGACAGCACCGTCCGTGACGACTTCGCCGCCCCGGCGCCGCGCGTGTCGGAAACCGTTGTCAGGAATTTCTCCATGACCGGCGTTGATGCCTCCATGAGGCGCCTGTGGCCGAATGCGGAGTCAAACCCCTTGGCCTCAAAGTCATATCGGTCAAGGGTGGCAGGCGCCCTACCCTGGTCTACAAGGTGCGGCCGGTAGTGGTCGTAGTAGAGCGCTCGGATGGTGGTGTCGGTAGAAAGCTCTGTGTCGAGCACCGAGAGAGACAGCTCAGAGGCAGCGGCCAGCACCGCGTCACGAGCCCGCACGCCGTCCCTGTCGGGCACAGGGCGCCCGCGAGAGTCGTTGCGCGGTGGACTCACACGCATTATCTGTCGACGCTTACCGCTAGCGTCGCGGACGCGTAACTTGGCCCGCCACACGCCGGGTCGCAGCTCTGTTAGATCGACATCGCCCGGAACTCCGATGGGTCGCGGCGGTCTACCTCGCATAGTCACATTCCTTATTAGGCAGCGCAAAAGGCTCGTTGCAGCAATGGGCCGTGTTCGATAACGAATCCGATAAATGAGATTCCGAGACCGATCAGGGCAAAGCGGATATCGCTCACCTTGATCAAGTTTTCGTCATTGGCCAGTTTTGTCAGTGCAGCGCTGATCACGCCGTCGACCTCACCGACCGCCCTATCGATTCGCTTGACGTTTTTCTCGGTTTTCCCGACCCGCTTACGCAAGCCCTCCAGCTTTTCCTCAAGTCGCTTGAGCTGTCTTTCCGGGCTGTCGGGCTCCACCATCACCTCTGGCGTGCCCCCAGCGGCGGTAATGACCGCCCCCTGCGGAGTAATCACGTTGTCGCGATTGCTTTGCTTGGATCGTGCGAGTAGTCCGCCGAGAAAGGCGCCAACCCCCTTGCGCCACTGCATAGACCGATTCGATACCCGATCCCAGGCCACAAGGAGACCTACCGCAGTAAACAGAGCGCCAAACACCTGAATCAAGAAACCTGCTAGCTCCATCCGAGTCCCCTTATCCGTCGCAGTCTGTTCACAGTCTGCGCGTCGATGGCCAGCGCTTCGGGCGTTTCGATGATGGCGTTCAACTTCTGGTGGTAGCGGACCGGCGACAGGCCGAAGCGCTCACGGATCGCTTCCTCTTTGACACCTGACAGCGCCCACCACATGCGTTCCAGCTCAAGAGCTTCGGCAGCGTTCATGGGCACTGCGGGTCTTCGACTCGGTCAGCGAGCCATGCCCGTTCGGCGGGCGTGAGGGTCTGCCGCCGGACCCGCACGGTGTGGACATCGGTCCACAGCTCTTCGGCGAGCTCATAGTCGTCATTGGTCCATTGCAGGCCTCGCAAGAGTGCCGGCAATGGGATGAGTCGGCGCGCGGCCAGCACATCAACGTAGCGCTCTTCACGAGCGCGATGGATGACAGGTGCGATGCCCCGGTCGACGTGGATCAACTCGTGAGTCAGGGTTGAACGGCGTTCGGCCTGTGTGAGACTCTTGCACAGCCAGATGGTGTTGCCCTTGATCAGTCCGGCCACTCCCCGGGGCAGGACGTGATCGCAGGAAACGGCGATGTGTGGATACTGCACGGCGAGTGTTCGCCATGGGTGCCAGTGATGCTTACTCATGGCCCGAGACCGTAGGACAGGCCACCGACAAATACGACGCTGACCAGGAACTACACACCTGTCATTCGCCGTCATGACTGGTTGCAGCCTTGTCCGCGATCTTGCGGATGCGGACGGACCACCCTCTTGCGCTCGTGTCCGCAATGTGTTGGCCCGCATCCCCGAGGGCAGCGTCAACCAGGTGGGGCTTCTCGCCTTCGGCGATCAGGAATTCGCGCGCGTACTGATATGCCTCTGCACCGGAATTAAATTCGTGCTTGATACTGCGGCGAGACGTCTTATCGGACAGTGACAACTCGTGCGGCCCGTCCCCGCTATCTGATTGCTCTTCTAGTTGCGTGCCAGCTTCTTTCGGTTTGGACGACCACCCAAGTTGGACCCACGCATCGTGTGCGTTGTGATGAAACTCGGACAGCGCGTGAAGTGACTCTTGCGCAGCTTTGAGTCGGTTGAGTTCTTGCTGGTTCGGCGCTGCGGCTTCGAGGTGTCCGATGTATGTCGCGAGCTCGTCGGACATGTCCCACCCGACCTCAAATAGTTCGAGCGCTACGTCGATTTGCTCACGAGTTGCGAGCACGTCAACGTTCCGCATGGCAGCCACAATGTCGCGCGCCGCTGCATCGAAACTCTTGATGGCTCGTAACAGGGAGTGGACCATTCCCGTCGTCACTGGCCCACGTTGGTCGAACGCAGCTTGAATGGTGTTCGTGCGCTTAGTGACTGCCGAGATGGCGGCGTCATACGCGCGTATCAGCTTGGGCGAAATCTCTGCCCTAAGAAAATCGGGAACTGGACGCGGATCCAGGAACAAGGGGATCGTCTCACCGGGCAAGACCGACGAGACCACGCCCGCGTCGTACTGGGCTGGATCCTCGCGCTCCGATTGCTTCTCACGTCGGGATGCGGCAGCTTGGAGGTCGTCAAGCTCAGGGGGCGCTGGGGCCAGACCTCGATCAAGAAATCGGACAGCGTCCTCGGGGAGAACGTCTACCACTGGCGGTGGCGCTGGCAGCTCCCTACCACGAGCGATAGCCTCCCGACTGCTGGCGGTATGAACCGCGTTGAGAACTCTGTTCATAAGCTGATCGCCCTGGCGAGCATATTTCAGCCAGGACAATGTCGAATCGCGCAGTGCTGTCGAGGCACGCATCAGCTCTTCGGTACTTGCGTTACGGCCGGGGTTAATCGGGTCTCTGGGCGGGCGTGCATAGACCTTGCTTATCAACCCGGTTGACACAGTGAGAATCGCCGCGATCGCAGACTCGACATCTTCGTTGAACTCAGCTGTCGGATTTGCGTTCAGAGCTTCCGCCGCCTCGATCAATTTTGTCGACCATTCGAGGGCGTTGGCGACCTCGGCATCGTGCTCCGCCAATGGATCGCTGACATCGGCCTCTGCCGCGCCAACCGAGTCGCCTTCTTGTTGCGCCTCCTCGATCGGCGTCGGTTCACCGTCGGCCAGGGTTGCCGACGAGCTGCCAGGCACCCACAGCATTCCGTGGTCGATCTTGCTCAACGTCTCGTCCACGCCGCGCGTCGGCCGCCACTGACCGTTTTCAATGCGCGTTTGCAGGGTGTCTGACGGTCCCCCCTGGTCGGCGACAGTCGCCTGCGACCAGCCTCGACTTAGGCGTCGAGCCCGCACGCGTTGGCCAAGCTTTTCCCAGTTCGGTTCCATATAGCCAACGATGCCCCAAAACTTAGGCAAACAAAAGCCCAGTGAATCAGATGAGGGGCGGCAGCCCCTGACCTGCTGAGTTCTTACACTCCGGCATTTACCCACGTAGTCACAATGTTTTCCCAATCCTGTCCTTGCATTGTCCTAATGTTGGCCATATGATTTTCGTTATGGCAACGCAACCCCCTCGTTACACCAACCAGCGCTCCAAGGTTGCGCGACCTATGGTGCCTCTCGCCGTGCTCCGCAAGTCCAGGGGCAAGACACTCCAAGATGTCTGCGACTACATCAATCGCGAGTACTCATTTCCGAAGATGGTTGAACGCGGAACAATCTCGGCGATCGAAAACGGGCACCGCGGAGCCTCGACGCAGATGCTGGCCGCGATCGCCGATGCACTCAGCATCAGCAGTGAGGCGATTGACACCCAGTACGAGCCTCGCAATTCGCGTGCGGTGCGAGTGACCGCATGACCGCCCCCACTCCCAGCCTGGTCGACCTCGCGACCGAGGCCGGTATGACGGTCAACTGCACGCCCGTCGAACTGGGCCGCATCGCCTCGACGCTCGCATACACCGAGTTCATCCCCCTTTCGCCCTACGAGACGACGCGGGCGCTACTGCGCCTGCAGCGCGAAAAGCGCCCCCAAAAGCCCATTGCTGCAGTCGATTCCGAGACGGTGACCGCATGAGCACGGCCAGCGTCTATGTGCCGACCGTCGTCGCGGCACAAATGCTCGGACTCCACCCCGAGACGCTGCGCATCTGGAATCGGCGGGGCCTGCACAACTTCCCGAAGCCGAAGCGCTTCGGGAGCCAACACCGCTGGAACGTGACGGAGTTGCAGACCTGGGCCCAGTCCCGTGAGTCCCCGTAAATCTCTTCCCCACAACTGAATAACCCCCAACGCTGACGGCGGTCTACTCGCCAAAGTCCCCCGCCGTCAGCGCCATCGAAAACCGAAATCAGCCCTTAGGAGGCATTCGGCATGTCTGACGCTACCCAATTGGCCCCGGCACAGGCCAACACTCCCCCGTTCCTGGTCGAGCACATCGCCAACGGCTTCGCCACCGACACCCTCGTCAACGACGAACTTGTGGTTGTGTCCTGGCCGAGCGCCAACCCCCGATACGGCGACCAGATCTGCGTCGCCCCATGGATGGATGACGGCGACACCTGGTCCGGCTTTCTGGTCGCCGACGAGCATGCCGCCCGCAAGGCACGTACCGCCATTGCCCGCACCTACATCGCCGGACTCAAGGCCGGTGCGCGATGACCGATGTCTTACATCCAGACCTGGACACACCGGCACCGCCCGCCGCTGTGGCGCGCCTGACAAGACCACAACGAGAATTGCGACTGGCGAGGCTTATCGACCAAGCGAATTGGATTGTCGACCAGGCTATCGCCGAGCACTGCAACGGCAAGCGTCTTGTTGCATCGTGCGTACTGTTCTCCGGCGGAAACGATTCGACCGTGCTCGCGCACATGATGCGGCCCCGCGTCGACTACGCCGTACACGCGAACACAACTATCGGCATCGAAGAAACTCGCCAGTTCGTCCGCGACACATGTGCTGATTGGCAGCTCCCCCTGCTGGAGCGCACGCCGCCGCAGTCCTATCGCGAACTAGTGCTGGAGCGCGGCTTTCCGGGACCGGCGATGCATTTCAAGATCTACCAGCGCCTCAAAGAACGCGCATTGCGAACGGTGAGGCGGGAGCTTGTGACCTCATCCCGCCAAGAGCGTGTGCTGTACATCGCGGGACGGCGCCGTTCGGAATCGACCCGGCGGCAGGACGTACCACTGCACGAACGGGACGGCTCGGTGATCTGGGCCTCACCCCTGGCGATGTGGACCAAGCTGGATCTGAACACCTATCGACTGGTTATGGGCGATGTTCCGGTCAATCGTGTGGCCGAACTTCTCGGGATGTCCGGCGAATGCCTCTGCGGATGCTTCGCAAAGCCAGGTGAGCTTGACAATATCCAGGCGCATTTCCCTGTCGCGGCCAAGGAGATTGGCCAACTCCAGCGCGATGTGTTGGCGGCGGGGCATGTCGGCCTCAAGTCTCAGTGGGGCTGGGGATGGCAACGGTCAGCGCGCAGACCTGCACAGTCCGGGCCGTTGTGCACTTCGTGCACTGACCCCCTACTAGCCCTGCTCGATGCTCAGGCGGTGGCGTCATGACCGTCCGGCGCGGTACCACGAACCGCAATGATCGTGGCTCGGCCGAAGGTCGGCGGCGCCGCCGTCAATGGCTGCTCGACACGTTCGGCGATGGCACCACATGCCGGTGCTCGACATGCCCGACCGTCTTGGACTTCGACAGCATCACCGTTGACCGGCATCCGGTCGCGGGCATTGACGGTGGCACGTATCGGCGCGGCAACATCCGGCCACAGTGCGCGCCATGCGCCAGCCGCCAGGGCGGCAAGATGTCGGCGCAGCGCCGCCCCCTCAAGGTCGGCCATCTGGTACGCATCCGCAAGGGCGGCAAGGTGTATCGCGTCGATGGCGTTTCCGAAGCCCTCGGCCTGGCTCGTCTCAGCGTCGCCAATGTGAAGCACCCGGACGCCGCTAAGCGTCTACCGGATGCGTTTCGCCGGTACACCATCAACACCCTGATTCGGGTGCCCGCATGAGCGCCGTACCAGCCCACGTGTCGACTGGGCAAAGCGGCAGCTCGTGGCTCCGGGTCGAGCGCAGCGGATACAACATTTCCATTGAGGCCCAGGACCATTCGGTAAGCATCCTGCTGGAGTTTGGCGCCGCCGAAGAGATTGCATCCGACCTAAATCAGCTCATCGCTGAAATCCGCCAAGAGCAAATCACGAAGGCCCGATCGTGAGCGCGCTCGTGATCAGCGGTCGCACGGACGGCGGGAAACGCATCGACACCGCCAACACAGTCTCGGCGGCGCAATGGGCTTGGCAGCAAGTCCAATCCGGCGCCGTTGTCGTCATCACCAACACCAAGGAAAGGCACGAAAACCAATGAGCACTCAATACACACAGTCCCGCGAAGACGGCGCGCAGGTCTTCAAGGTCAACGACAAGATCATCGCCACAGTCGACGGCAGACGCGTTGAACCGGAAACACCCGGCCCGTACTTCGATGCGGAAAACCACCCCGAAGCCCTGGACGGCGCGCGAGCCGTCGCAGAGGCGTACGCCGCCGGATACGACGCGGGCCTGGCTGAGAGCGCGCCCGTCAGCGCACAGCGGGCCCGTGTCATCGCCGACGAGCAGATCGCCAAGGCACTGGAAAGCCTCACTGTGGAGGTGAAGCGATGAGCACAAACGTCATTCGCGCCATCGGCGAACTCACGCCGCCGCCACCCGAGCCGATCGCGGTGCAGATCGTAGAGGTGCACGCTCGCCGGATCTGGCTGCGTGCCGGGGACCAAACCATCGGCGTTGCCTACGTATTCAGCGGCGGCCCGCCATGGGTGGTCGCCCCCAGCATTCCCGGCGTTCCCACCCTCCCGGCCTTCCTCGTCACCAACAGGTCCGAAGCCATCGACGCCCTGACGCAGGTCGGGCACATCTACGTGGCAGCCAAGACAGGGGAACTCAAGTGAGTATCAACGTCATTTACACAGTCGGTGAGCTTCCCGCCACCGTCAACTATGTGCAGGTGGTCAGCTTGGGTGCTGACCGGCTGGAGCTTCGCGCCGCTGGTCAAATGATCGCCGAGGCATACAGATGCGGCGACGACTGGGCGATTGACATCAAGACGCCGACAGCTCGGAACCTGCCCCGTTTCGTCCTGGACGACCGTCGCGAAGCAATCGACGCTCTACACCAAATCGGCGCGCTGTACTTCGACATGCGGACGGGGGCGCTGTCATGAGCTACAGCGGTGCTGTGTCCCCGCTCAAGGTCTTGCCGCGTGAATCGGTTGAGCGCGACGAGCTTCCGACGTTCGAATTCACGGGCTCCGAAGTGGTCGCCGAGATTCGCAGGCTTGCGCAGCGGTTCCCAGACCAGACAGCCGAATGTAAGTACGTCGGCAAGGATGATCGCCCGCACTGCATTGGTGGGCGCGCGCTCGCCAATCTCGGGGTGCCGCTGGGGATTCTAATCCAGGCCGAGGGCACCGCCCTCGATACGGCGATGTCTCGCCTGCGCATCACGGCAACCCATAAGCAGCGCGGTTGGTGCCGGGCGGTGCAGGCGTACCAGGACGAAGGAAAACCGTGGGCCGCAGCGGTCCAGATGGCCAACGCGATGGTAGGTGCGCTGTCATGAACACCGCCACTGTCTGCGTCGGCTGCGGCCGAGTTGTCATGCGTCCCATGGGCGGCGAGGTCTGCCAAAAATGCCGGCAAGGGCAGATGCCGACGCCCTCTGACGCTTGGGCTCACGCGCTGATGATCGTCGTGACCCTGTTCATCGTCGGCATCGTCGCGGTTCAAGCGGGGTGGCTATGAGCTACCTGATTGACCAGAACGGTGACACCTTCGATGTACGTGTCGTCGGGCTGGAGGACCCATTGGCGACCGCCTACCCCGAGATGTACGGCGGCGAGCCGACCCCGCAGTGGGTGATTGACGCGACGGGCATCGCCGAGGACCTGGAGGCGATCAAGGTGGTCGACTTCGAGCAGGCCTACCGCACATTGCAGGTCATTGGCCGCGTCTACGAGGCGGGCGGCGGCGGGTCATGAGCGCCCGGTACGGCGTGCGCGAGGTCTTCAACGGGCGCTACCGCGTTGTGAAGCGCTTCGGCAATGGGGACTTCGCCGAGAAAGCCTCCTACCCCACCAGGGCAATGGCGCAGGGCCGGGCAGCGCAACTGGAGCAGCGCGCGGCCCGCCGTGACGCCGTAGCCGAGGCGAAGCGCCGCGCGAAAAACCACTGCGAGTGCAAAGGCGAATGCGGGCATCTGCACTTCGCGTCGCGCACCTGCCAGTGGGGCGAAGGCGAAGACATGGGCGGCGGTATCGGCAAGGTCGTGCTGGTCGCGGTGCCGCTTGACGGCGACGACACCAATCTGTCGCTAACCAACATCCGCATGCTGTGCCAGCTCTGCAAACAGCATCACGACGCCGACCGAATCAATGGCGGCGCAGCACTATTCGACATTAAGGAACCGGAATGAGCACAACCACGACGCATACCGCGACGGGCTATCTTGTCTTGGAGGCCGCACGTTCGAGCTGGCGAAAGGGCTTCGACGGTCTCGGATCTATCGATCAGGTCAAGATCGCGGCGTACCGCGCGAACCGGCCATCGACGCTGGCGCGAGACCAAATTGCCGTCAAGGTATCCATCACCGTTGACGATGCCGAGTTCTCACCCATCACAGCGTCGCTGGCGCTAACCCTCGACCCATCGCGGGTAATCCACCCCGTGGTAGAAGCCGTGGAGCCCGGCGAATGAGTGACATCGATCCGCGTGAGGCGAAGCTACCCGCCTGGGCACGTGAGCAATTGGCGAAAGCGCGACGCGCCGCCGAGGTGGCCGAAGACAAGCTCAACGCCCATCTGGCCACGATCACCAAGTCGCGAATCTGGTACGGCGACTACACCAATCCGATCTACATTGACGACAGGGACGGATACCAGACCGTCTACTTCTCCCCTTTAGGAAGTGGCAGCGCGTTCGATCAGATCGGCGTCGCCATCCGTGACGGGGGAATCGAGATTCAGGGCGGCAACAGCGTTGCCCTTGAGTTGCAGTCGTCCAACTTCTTTCGCGTCTATCTCCAGGATTCGAGGCGGTCGAAGTGAGCGATATCGACTGGGAGACCGTTGAAGTCGATGACGGATTCAGGGCGGCACACCATGGCGTCTGCGGCAAGTGCGGCGAAGACATCTTCCCTGGCGAGCGTATCCGCCCGGCTGTCGGCGGTCACTACGAGCATGTCAAGTGCGATATCGATGTCGACGCCGAGGCCGACGCGGCGCTGGTATCGGTGTGCCCCGACTGCCACCTGGAACACGCTGGCGGGTGCTTCTGATGACCGCTGAAATCGACTGGGACTCGGTGCCGGACGTTGAGCCCGGCCCGGAGCGGGACTATTTCGGCGTGTACCGCAACGGCAACAACCAGCCGTTGATCAGGGCCGAGGACGGCAGCAAGCGCTACCCGTACCGGCGCACCACCAACTTCATTGACCAGCTGAAGGATGGCGGCGAAGGCCTGCGCATCTGGACCGAACGCCTCACCTTGGCCGGTCTGGTGATGTCACCGGAGCTGCGCAAAGAGTTGATGGCGTGGATGGGTGAGCCGCGCGAGCTGTCCGACATCGCCCGTCGCGCAGCACGGTTGGCAGGCCGCGACGAAAAGCAGGAATGGGGCTCGATGCTCCACCAGATCACCGACGCCATCGACAAGGGCGACATGATGCCCCGCCAGTGGTGGAACGAAAACACCAAGCAGATGGAACCGGTTCCGGTCGCCGAGGTGAACCGCGACGTGGAGGCCTACCGGATGGCCACGCGCTGCCTCACCCATCACGCAGCCGAGCAGATGCACGTCTTCGACCCCTACCGGGTCGCGGGCACGCCTGACCGGGTGTCGAGCTACAGCGCCAACGGCAAGCGTCAGGGCCGACCGAAGATTGTCGACCTCAAGACGGGCACCCTGCATCCCCGAATGGTAGAGGCGCAGCTAGCGATGTACTCGCGCAGCCGCCCCTACGACCCGCAGGCCGAGGTGAGGTTGGACGCCGAACCGGTCGACCAGAAGCGCGGCATCGTCATCCACCTGCCGATGAAACAAGCCAGGTGCGAACTGTTTTGGGCTGACCTGACGAAGGGCTGGGCCGACTGCAAGGTGGCCCGCGACAAGCATCAGAAGGGTCTGCGTCGCAAGCTGGAGACTCTGGGGCGACTCATCGAGCTTGGCCCCGATGTGCCGCTCATGGAGCGGGTTGGTCTGTGCGCCAACGTCGATGCCCTGCGCGACCTCTGGAAAGAAGCCGTCGAGCGCGGCGAGTTAACCGAAGACCTCAAGGCGGCATGCCTTGAACGCCAACGGTTGTTGGCACCAACCAGTAAGTAAGAGAAGGGAATACGCAACATGACTGCATGGGAAGATATCGACGTTCCACAGGGGGCGTTTGTCGGATGGGGTGACGCCAAGGGTCAGCACGTGACCGGCAAGGTGCTGGAGTACGCCGAGCGCGGCGGCACCGACTTCAACGGCGGCACTTGCCCGCTACTGACGGTCGAACTCACCGAGGCTGCCGCCTCATTCAACAAGGCGGGACAGCGCACCGACTTTCCGGCTGGGGATCTGGTCAACATCACCTGCGGACAGGTGTCGCTCAAGCGTGCCGTTAAGGCGGCGGCACTCGAAGCCGGTGACCTGGTGAAGATCACGCTGGAGGACTTCACCAAGACGCAGAACGGCACCGTGAAGGTGTTCGGCATCAAGGTGGCACGCGGTGCCGGTGGCCCGGTCGCGGCGGCGCAGACTTCGGCACCTGCCGACGATCTTCCGCCGTTTTAGGCCTGTCCCCACCATCCCCGTCAAGTAAGGCGGCGGCTGGCGGCGGGTGTCCCCTTGCCCCGCCGTCAGCCGTCCAGAAACCGCCAGAGAGGCAACCGCAGTGAATCGCATTCCCGGCCACAACCTGTTGAACTTCGCCAGCCAGATCGATGACAACACCATCGAGCAGGCCAAGGAAACGGCATCCATGCCGTTCATCCACCCGCACGTTGCACTGATGCCGGACGCGCACAGCGGCAAGGGCTCGGCGGTCGGCACCGTCATCCCCACAGTCGGCGCTGTCATCCCGGCGGCGGTCGGTGTAGACATCGGGTGCGGCATGATCGCGGTGCGCACCGCCTACGTCGGTGCCCATATCGACGGCCGGGACTTGTCGAAGCTGCGCGCCTCGGTGGAGTCGGCCATCCCGCTATCCCCAGGCAACTACAACCGGAGCCTGGACCGGTTCGAATTCACCGCCGAGAAGATCGCCATGTTGGAACGCATGGCCGAGCAGCGCGGCGTGGACCTATCGCATTCGCCGAAGTGGCGCGAGCAGTTGGGTAGCCTCGGCGGCGGCAACCACTTCATCGAACTGTGCGTTGACGAATACGAGCGGGTGTGGTTGTTCCTGCATTCGGGGTCGCGCGGCGTCGGCAACAAGATCGCCCAGAAGCACATCAAGGTCGCGCAGGACTTGTGCAAACGGTACTGGATTGACCTGCCGAACCCTGACCTCGCCTACCTAGCCGAGGGCACTGACGAATTCAATTCGTACATCAAGGAATTGACGTGGGCGCAGCGGTTCGCCCTGTACAACCGCGCCGAAATGATGGATCGCTTTCTGCGGGCGTTCGCGCACTGGATGGGCGCCGACTCGACCAATGCCGACGAGGTGGCCAGTATCGAGGTCGAGCGCATCAACTGCCACCACAACTACACCGCCCGGCAGAAGATCGGGAACGTCGATGTGTGGCTGACCCGCAAGGGCGCTATCGACGCCAATGAGGGCGTGATGGGCGTCATCCCCGGCTCGATGGGCACCCGCTCATATGTGGTGCGCGGCAAGGGCAACCCGGCAGGCCTGTATTCAGCACCGCACGGCGCCGGACGCCGGTTCTCGCGCACCAAGGCCCGCGAACTGTTCACCGCCGACGACTTGGCCAAGGCCATGGTCGGTATCGAGTACCGGCACGGCGATTCATGGGTCGATGAGATTCCGCAGGCGTACAAGGACATTGACGTTGTGATGGACGACGCCGCCGAGCTGGTTGAGGTCGTCGCCGAGCTGCGCCAGGTCATGAACGTGAAGGGACAGTGACCATGGCACAGCACGAGATGCGCGACCCGTCCGAGAATCGGTGCGTCGCCCGCAAGATAGATGGCGCCTTCTACCGGGTGTCTTGGAACGGGTCACCCGGCGGTGATGTGATCCTCCCCGAGGGCGCGTTGGGTGTCGTGCGGTCGCCTGTGTCCCATCACAACGACCGCGTGGCCACCATCGACCGCCCCGTGGTGCGCGTCACGCCACTGGGCCGTGCCTGGCGTATCGGCTACAACATCGACGGTCAGTTTCGCGTCGAGGCCATCGCATGAGGCTCTTCAGCACATGCCGCGACTGCGGTGAGGCCATGTTGGTCACCAGCATTGACGACACGGTGCACCCGACGTGCGAGCCGAAGCCGACCGCCGTCGACATCCAGTGCGCCGAGTTCCTGGCCGCTGTGCAGGCCGGTGACGACGCTCGCGCCGACGAGCTGGCCGCGACCATCGATGCCGCCGAACGGCCCACCCTGCGCGGCTCAGCCCTGTACTACAGCCAGGCCCTCGGCTGGCCGGTGTTCCCGCTCAAGGCCGGGAGCAAGGAACCGGCCACGCTCAAGGGATTCAAGGACGCCACCACGAACCGGCGTCGCATCGAAGCCTGGTGGAACGGCAACCCCAACTACAACATTGGGCTACCCACAGGGCACACATTCGATGTCATCGATGTCGACCCCGCCCACGGTGGCTGGCAATCGCTTGCGCAGCTAGACGAAAGCGATGTGCTGCCCGACATCCACGGACGCGTGGCCACGGCGGGCGGTGACGACCGGCTATGCGGTGTGCACTTATACATCGCGCCGACCGGCGACAAGAACGGCACCAACCTCATGCCTGGAATCGATTATCGAGGATTCGGTGGATACGTAGTGGGTGCACCCTCACGGCTTCCGGGTGGGCGCAGCTGGTCATGGTCATCGCCACCTTCACCACGCGTTAGACGCGGCGCAATGCACCAGGAACTAGCGGGATGAAACTACTCGGCTTGGTGCAATGCGAGCGCGATCTCGGCGACAGCTTTCGACAAGTAGTGCACTGCCTGCGCCAAATCCCGCGTGGCCTGGTCCTTGGCGCTGTTTCGTGCCAGTGCCGCGTAATTGGCCGCGCTCGTGGCGTGACTTTTCCCAGTTGCAAAGCCCATAGCGGGACTCCCTCGTCTCGTTTGAGTGAAACAAAAATACGGAACGAGGCCAGTTCGTGACAGGGGAAGAGCCAGAGTCGTTTAGCGCGAGGCTCGTTCGCGCCGGAATTGTGCAATCTAAGCCGGAGCGCCGCCCGGTGCCCCGCACGGCGACCACAGCCCGCGACACCGCGCCTTACTATCGGGCGGCTCTTGAGAAGGAAATGGTGGAGATGGCCTCCACCGGGGAGGGCAGGCGCAACGACCAGCTGAACATTTCGGCGTTCAATCTCGGCCAGCTGGTGCCGCACGGGCTTGACGAACTCGAGGTAATCGACTCGTTGACGGCGGCGGCGCGGTCGACGGCGGGTACACCGATGACGGACCGCGAGATTGAGCGCACCATCCGCAGCGGCTTGGAGTCCGGTAAGCAGCAGCCCCGGTACGCCGAGAACACCAGCTATGCGATGACGGCGGCGGCGCCGATCGACGTGCCGCCTCCGACTGAACCACCGCGGATTGACGTACGCGACTACGAGGGCGACTTTTGGCAGTCCCGCACGTCGCTGAGCACGGTGTATACCGCTGCCCTTGCCGGCATGTGTTCACCGTGGGCGGTGCTGGCCTGCTGCGCGGCACGGGCTCTGGCGCTGGTCGATCCACACATCAAGCTGCCCGCCATCATCGGTTCCCGTGGCGGCTCGCTGAACTGGTTCGCGATGCTGGCCGCTGAATCCGGCGGCGGCAAGTCGACGGCGATGGAAATCGCTGAAGAGCTGATACCGATGGCCATCAAGACGCTGAACTTGGGCAGCGGCGAGGGCCTTATCGAGGCCTTCGGCGAGCGCAACGACGACGGCACGGTCAAGGACCCGGTGGCGGGTCACCGCTCGATTCTGTTCTCTGTCGATGAGATTGACTCGTATTCGGCGGTGGCCGGGCGCAGCGGTTCGACGGTGATGCCGATCCTGCGGTCAGCGTTCACGGGTGGCTCGCTGGGCTTCGCGTACCGGAAAGGCAATCGGCTGCCGGTGCTTCCGGCGCACTCGTACCGGATGACGCTGGTGTGCGCCGCCCAGCCGGGCCGAACGCGGGCCATGTTCGCCGACGCCGATGGCGGGACACCGCAGCGGTTCATGTGGTTCCCGGCGACCGATCCTCGGATCGCGGCGGTGCGGCCCACATTTAACGGCTCACTGTATCTCCCCCCGGTGACCGATTGGCAGTATCCGGCCACCCTGCGGGTGCCATCGGAGTGCGAGGGCCTGATTGTGACCACGCGGGCCTCCCAGGCGCGCGGTGAGACAGCGGCACTCAATTCGCATGCCCTGTTCGCCCGCGAGAAGTTCGCCTACGCCTTGGCCATCCTGGACGGCCGGTCGGCGATGGATTCGGAGGACTGGCGCCTATCCGGGGTCGCGGCGGCGGTGTCCGACGCGGTGCGCCAATGGGTTCTCGATCAGCTGGCGGCTTCCGAAGCCGAAGAGGCGCGCCAGAAAGGGCGCCTGCAGGGTGTGGCCAAGTCTGCGGCTGACATCGAGAAGGCGGTCGAAGACGGGGCCCTGATGGCTCGGTGCATCGCGAAGGTGTCCGAGCTGCTGGAGAAGGCCGGGGATGACGGCTACACCGCCCGCGAGATACGCCACAAGCTCACCAAGCGGCTACAGCCGTTCACGGAGCAGGCGCTCGTGTTCCTACAGCACGACAACAAGGCCCATGTCATCGCCGCCAACGGTCGTGCTGATCGGTGGGCCTGGTCATGACTCCAGCAAACACCGGAGGCGGTGGAGGCGCCTCCACCCCATCACTGCCCCCACCGCCTCCACTTGCCCCCGCCAAGGGCACCCTAATAAACGTCTCTAACTGGACATATATATAAACATGCATATAACACTCATTCACGTGTATAGGCCCCCGCCCAGGTCAGACGAATCAGAGGGGCGTCGACAGGGTGGAGGCGCCTCCACCACCTCCACCCCTGCAAAGCCGAGAAATCAGTTAACAACCACAACCGAAGGGATTGAGATGACCACCACGAAGTCCAAGCCAAAGCCCAAGTGCAAGGACTGCCTTGCCGAGGGCGTCACAACACTGCGGCCTGCCCCGTGGCCCGGCCCCCGCTGCGAAACGCACCGCAGGGCCCGCCAGAAGGCCGTCCGGCGCAAGAACCATGGCCGGATGGTCGAGAACACCTACGGCATCACGGAGACCGAATACGAAGCGATTCTGGCCGTGCAGGGCGGTGCCTGCGCCATCTGCGGACGGGCCAAGGGCATCACGAAGCGGCTAGCCGTCGACCATGACCACAAGCTCGGGAACACACGCGAAGCAGTGCGCGGCCTGCTGTGCACGACATGCAACCACGTCGTCATTGGCCGGTACGGACCCGAAGCACTGCGACGGGCCATCGACTACCTGGCAGACCCTCCGGCGCGGCGAGTTCTCGCCACCGCGCCAGCCGCCCATGTGGCTCGCACCGAGAACAAGGCCCCGGCAGCCGCCGAGGTGTCCGCATGAGCGCGATCACGTGGGACAGCGGCGCCGGATTCCTTAAGGGCACCGTAGAAGGACAGTGGCGGTACGGCGTCGTTGGCGGTTCCGTCTTGTTCAAGGAGGATGTCGGCGACTGGTGTTGCATCGGGCTGGAGTCTGACGGTCAGACGCTCGCCGAGGCGCACTGGGCTGGCCTGCAAAACCGAAGAGTGGCCGATGCGATCACCACCATTCGCGACGCCTCGGCGCTACTCGCCGCGTCATCGGGCCCCATACGGCTCGAATCTGACGAAGCGGCCAGGCTGTACGCCGCGATCGACGCCCTACCGCCGTCGCCCGTCGCCCCGCCACCCACGCGTCGCACGCTGTGGATCAACGGCGTCGTCCTGACCGGTGAAGTCCGATCGATCAGCACCCACACCCACGGCGACGGAACACAATCCATCGACATCAGTTTCGTGCCGGACAACGCCGCCGACACCGTCCGCGTCATCGAATCCATGGGAGTCGACCAGTGAGCGCGCAACCCGCAGGTGAAGCCACATGCATTGACCCGGAGAGGACTTGGGGCTGCATGTCCGAAGAGTGCCGCCGATACCCGCAGTGCCGACTGCAAGCCGAAAGGGAGTCATGACCACAATCGCCAAGGGCGGCGCCGTCGAGCTGTGCGCGCACCCGGATTGCAAGCGAGACAACGGCAAGCCAGCACACACGCCGGACGGCATGTGCCAAAGCTGCCAGCGCCGCGTCGCCACCGCACTGGAGCGCGTTGTGCTCGATTGGGTTCAGCTGCACCAGCTCCCCGCACCCAACAAAGGCGACAAGATGCGCGGCGCCAAGGTCAAGGACTACGGCCACCCGGCCGAATGGGCCTCGGACATGCTCACGAAGATCGCCATATGCCTACGGGCAGCGCATGACAACCTCGCAAGCACGCTGGCCGAGCAAGGGCACGAGGCCCCTGGCGAGGACTACCCCAGTGAGCGCGCCGCCGTCATCGCCGCACACACCTACCTGTCTGTGCGCATCGACAAGCTGTGCCGCCAGGAATGGGCGCCGGACATCATCGCCGAATGGCATGGGCTGCACTCGAAAGTCCGCAGCCAGCTCGGTCTGACGCGGCCACGTATCGCCCTGCCAACACCGTGCCCCGACTGCGACATGCGGACCCTGACGCGCTACATCGACGTGCAGCGCGACTGGATTGAGTGCGGCAACTGCCAGACGCAGATCCGTAGCGAGCACTATCCGCTGTGGACATCGATCGTGCTCGAAGAGCTTGTCGCCAAGGGATAGTCGAGATTCGCATGTGGCGCATCGAAACTCCCTTATTCTCTGACTATGTTGGACGATACTGAGCTGCGCGTAGCAGCGTTATGCGCCAATGTGCTGAAGGACCATATGCGGTGGATCGAAGCGCATGACATCGCTGCTGAGGATTCAGAGATCGGTCGTCATGACAATGAGCTGACAGTCATGCTTATGAGCGAACTGGTAGTGAACCCGGTCAAGTGCGCCCTTGATTCACTCTATGTCGCCTGCACGTCACTGCGGGACTTGAAGTATGTCAGAGGTGCCGGGCACCCGACATTGATACGTTCTGCGATCACGTCGGCAACCACTTCGTTGTGGATGCTGGACGATGACCCAGTTACCCGCCGCACGCGAGCGTTAAAGATTGCATTTTCTCAATGCAAATCTGAACTCACATACATCAGAGATGCGGTGCACAACTCGTCTAGTCCTCAGGCCACAAAGGATGCGATAGTAAACACACTGAATGCACGCCGAGATGGCGTAATTGCCGACGCGGAACGCCTGGGCGTCAACGACCAAATCAAGGACAAGGGACCGGATTCCGACATTGTGCGACTCGGAGCCGATCACATCCCTTCTACCGTCTTAGGCGGGTGCCAGACAGGATTCATGGTTGTCGCGGAGTGGAGGCTACTCAGCGGACTCGCGCACGGCTTGCATTGGCCAGCCAGACACGCCACCGAGCCCCAGCCCACCAATGACGACCGCTATCTCGCCGTGGAGGTGGCGTTTCCAGCGCGACGGTTGCTTTATAGCTTGCAGATCGCCATGACAGCCACTCGCATCGCCATGGACCGTTATGCAGCCCTCGCAGCGGTCGGTGTTGTCACGGCACGCAAACCGTGGGAGCTGCGTTATGACACGCCATACTAAGACAGGGATGCGAGAACCCAAGTGTTACATGTACTATGGGTGCGACTGACAGAGCTATACCCAAACACCGGACCCCTTCGCCCGCGCGGAGGGGTTTTCGCATTTCAGGGGAGTTCATGACTGCGGTACTCGCGCCGGATGGCGCCGAATCCCTCGTCACCGCCGAAGAAGCGGCCACCATCTGCGGTGTCCGATCCGTCACTGTCCGCCAATGGGCTTCGCGCGGCTACGGCCCCGCCAAGTGCAAGACCAGGCTTCCCCAGTGCGGCATAGACGATCGCGGCCGCAAGCTCTACCGGCTGCTCGATGTCGCCAAGGCTGAGCACGCAACAAGGGCACTCGCGCGGCGATGAGCCGATGCCTGGTGCGCCAGATCGAAAACCAGGCAAGACTGTTGACCCAAAGTCAAATCAGGGATGACGCCGACGCGACAGACGACATCTGCGCAGAAATCGACCGCCTTAATGATCTCCTTGAGCGCGAAGTTTCTTAACCACGTCCGGCACCGGCACAACCCCGTCCGGATCAGTACTGCCATTGATTAGGTTCAAGCCCATCCGCCGTAGCCTTCGGTTTGACTCCCGGATCTTGTCAGTTAGCTGTCGCTCTCGCTCATCAGCAGTGGCCATGAATTCGCGGACCGCCAGGTCAAAGGGCGTATCTCCAAAAGTTGTTACTGGAGGTGACGGTCGGCGATCAAGGTTGGCCTCCGAGAAGTCTGCTAACCCAATAGTCAACTTGCCGAACATGGTCAACTTGACACGATCTATGTGCGTCTGGACCCTCGCGCTACGCTCTGGCGTGGACAACGAACCGTCCCGCAATTCGACCAAATTGGCCAGCCCAATGTCTCGTTGAGTCGGATCATCTGACAGAGCCCTGGTGAGCGCGGCCTCCTGACGGGATTGAAATTCGTTGTCCCGCATGAGTTCATCACGCTGTTTCTCCAACTGCACGAGCCGCCGATGCTTCAGGTATGCGATCACACTCGGCGGTGTCGCCGAGACAAACGCGGTGACAGCAGCCGTTGCAACGGCAATCCAGAATGTCGCCATCTACGGATTCTACCGCCGGATGGCATGGTCAGAGGATTGAAAACATGACCGGCCGCAACACCACGCTACGAGACAAGCACAGGCGCTACCTCGCGCGTGGACGGCCACCATGCCACCACTGCGGCGAGCCCATCGACTACGAGGCCAATCACCTTGAGCCACTGAGCTATCAGGTTGACCACCTCATCCCCTTATCCAAGGGCGGCACAGACACACTGGACAACAAGGTGCCATCGCACCGACAGTGCAACCGGGACAAAAGCGACAAGCTGCCCGAAGACATCGGCGCCAACTTCGTCACCGAAAGGTGTTGGTGGTAAAGACAGAGACGTACAAGTGCCAGCAATGCCGCACAGACGTTGTACGGAATATCTGTCGTGGCCAGCGCCCCAAGTGGTGTGATCGATGCCGAGCCAATGTTCGTACCAGCCAGCCTTGCCTGATCTGTTCTGCGCCAGTCGCAAAGCGGGCGAGGTATTGCTCGCGAAAGTGTGCGCAATCGATACGCCCCCGGAAGACCAAGGTGTCGCCTAAAGCGCCTGTTGACACAAGAGGTCCGCTGAGGCGAGCGTACGAGGACAAAGACCATGCGGGCGTGATCGCGGCCATCAAATCCATGGCTGTAATCGATACTGCAACCGGGTGTTGGAACTGGAGCCGCCGCACAAAGGATGGCTATCCAGTGCGACAGATCGGCAGCAAGAGTGTTGCAGTACACAGGCTTGCGCTGGAGTCATCACTGATGAAGCCACTCGGGACTCAGGCGGCACACCACACCTGCGCCAACAGTCGGTGCGTCAACCCTGGCCACCTCCAGCCTGTGACGCACAGAGAGAACCTTGCCGAAATGCTCGCCCGCAAGGCATACGTAACCCGCATCCGTGAGCTTGAGCAAGCGTTGGCCGCGCTAGCGCCGTCGCACCCATTGCTCAGCGCTGTTGACATCGCCTAATTGTCGACCCCGACCACCCACATGCCCCTCCCCCGCCGCCTAGTCGCCCCTCGTGGCATAGGCGGGCATTTACATACCACATTTTCCACCAAGCCCCGGTGCGGTTACTGACGACGAAATGGCGATGCCGATGTACGCGAATGCCCAGGGTGACGGGCTGTTTTTGGTGATCGGCATTGTCGATTCGCGGCCTGCGGCGCCGACTGCGACTGAGCTGCGCTGCGGGTGCGGCGGGGACACGTTCCGCACCAACGATCACGACGGCGTGATCCGGCTGTGGTGCGCTCACTGCCTGCATTGGGTCGGGACTGTTCGCCGGACGGCTGCGGGATAGCCGACCAATGTCGGTGATGCTGGCCGCTCGCGAGGGTGACCAGACCGACCTGCTGGAGTCGATGCGCGACCGCCTTTCGCCGGTTGTGCTTGACCCGGAGACCAATACCCGCGAGCTGGCGTCGCTGTCGCAGCGGCTGCTGGAGATTCTGCGCGACCTTGACGACGGCCCCGAGTCACGCAAGGAACGCCGCGAGCTTCTGGGCAAGATGCGCGTCCGGGTGGCGACCGCCGTCGACCGTGACGACACCCCGATTCGCGACTTGGCGGCGCTGTCGCGGCGTCTGCTGGATATCGCCGAAGACATCGCCATCTTGGATCAGCTGTCGGGTGAAACGGACCCGATCGCGCACGCGGTGAAGGTACCCGACGATACGAACGTCGAGGCCCCGGCACTGTACGCCAAGGCCCGCTATGTGGTGCCACCAGAGAACATGGTCACTACCGAGTGGCCATCGATTTGCGAGATATGCCGTGTGCTGGGCATCGAATTCGATGACTGGCAAGACGACTTGGGTCGCCTGATCTTGGCGAAGCGGCCGGACGGCCTGTACGCCTCGGACACGACGGCCATCTCGATACCGCGCCAGTCAGGTAAGACCTACCTGATCGGCGCAATTGTGTTCGCGCTGTGCATCAAATACCCCGGCCTGCGGTGCATCTGGACCGCGCACCTGTTCAAGACGGCGCGCGAGACTTTCGAGTCGATGCAGGGCTTGGCCGACATGCCGAGCGTAAAGCCGTACATCAAGCGGATTTACAGCGGCTCGGGTGACGAAAAGATCCTATTCACCAATGGTTCGGTGATCATGTTCGGCGCCCGCGAGCGCGGCTTTGGTCGTGGCTTCCCGAACATCGGCGTGCTGATTTTCGATGAGGCACAGATCCTTACGTCGAAGGCGCTCGATGACATGACGCCATCTACGAACGTTGCGAAGAACCCGCTCATTTTGACGATGGGCACGCCGCCCAAGCCGGAGGACCCGAGCGAGTTCTTCACCACTCAGCGTCTCGACGCTGGTATCGAGGCCGACGACGAAGACTACGCCGGGCTCGATGACGATGACGACGATGTGCCACGTGAGTCGCTGTACGTCGAGTTCTCGGCGGACCGTGGATGCGACCCGAGTGACAAGACTCAGTGGCGCAAGGCCATTCCAGCGTTCCCGAACCGCGTCAGTGAGCGGGCGGTACGCCGCATGCGCAAAATCCTGGGCGAGGCCTCATTCCTTCGGGAAGGTCTCGGCATCTGGGACAAGATCGTCAGGACCAAGCGCATCATTTCAAAGCGCCTGTGGGCCTCGGCGATCGACATTGGCCCAGACAGCGATGCGACGCCCTCGGCGATCGGTGTCGACATGTCACATGGGCGCGAGCTGTCCATTTCGGCAGCGTGGGTGCTCGAAGGTGGGCGCGTCCACGTCGAAGAGGTCTGGAGCGGCTTCGACATTTCGGCCGGCAAAAACTGGTTGGTCGAGACATCGAAACGCATTGACATCCTGATCGATTCAGCTTCGCCCGCGTCGGCGCTACTGCCCGATCTGCTGGCCAGGCGGTGCCGGGCTCGCCAAACCACAGCGCAGGACATGGCCAAAGCCTGCGGCGCCTGGATGGATGCGATCGACTCCGAACTTTTGGACGACGGCCTACCACTGCTGACCCATGGCGGTCAGGAAGCACTCACCAAGGCGGTCGCCGGGGCCCAGAAGCGGCCCATCCGCGACGCGGGCGGCTTCGGCTGGGACCGATCGGATGACGCCGTGAACATTGCGCCTCTGGTGTCGGGAAGCCTTGCGCTACTTGGCGCAACCACTAACGGACCTCGGAAACGGACCACCAGAAAGGCGGTGTACTAGATGGTTGCACCGCCCGCAGACCTGGCCCGCTTCATGGACACCGGCGAGTTGTCCGGTCAGGAAGTCCAGTACCTCGGACGGCTGCGCAGCCAGTTGGCTCAGGCTCGCCGCGCCAACGAGAAGAAATACACGCTGTACGAAGGCAAGCACAAGGCGCGCAATCTGGATATCGCGGTGCCGCCGCACCTTGCTGACCTTGAGGTGTTTGTCGGCACGCCCGGCATTGTGGTCGACGTGCTCGCTGAGCGCGTCGAGTGGGACGGCTGGTCGGTGCTCGACGGCGACAGCACCGTCTTGGATGAGGCATACCGGGACAACGCCCTTGAGGTTGAGCAGGCCCGGCAGGCGGTCGATTCGCTGATCTGCGGCATGGGCTTTGTCAGTGTCGGTACCGGCGATCAAGAGCTGAATGAGCCAGCTGTGGTGGTCGGTGCTGAGTCCCCTATGGAAACGACTGTGCTGTGGGATTCCCGGCGCCGTATCGAGGCTGCTGGCCTGATCCAGCGCCGTGACCCACTGACCGCCGCGGTGACTACCGAGGTGCTGTACACCCCGCAGGCAACGGTGACGTTGCCGCGCGGCGGCGATAGCCGCGTCACCGAGGTTCAGCGCGATGACCACAACCTCGGCGTGGTGCCTATTGTCCAGTTCCCGAACCGTGAACGCCCCTCCGATATTCGGGGCCGCTCTGAGATAACCCCGCCTGTGCGGTATGCGACCGAAGCTATCGGCCGCACCTTGCTCGGCATGGAAATCAACCGCGAGTTTTACACCGCACCACAGCGGTACGGCCTTGGTGTTGACCCGGCCCAGTTCGGCATTGACGAGAACACCCCGGCGGGCGAGAAGCTGGTCAAGCAGTGGAACGTGGCCATGTCGCGGATGAACTTCATTCCCCCGCCAGAGCCAGGCGACCCCATGCCGGAGGTCGGCCAGTTCACTCCGGCGCCGCCGACACCGTATATCGAGCAGATCAAGCACTACCTACAACACGTCTCGGCTGAGTCGGCGATCCCATGGAACTACCTTGGCTTCGCCACCGATAACCCGCCGTCTGCGGATGCGGTGCGCGTGCTGGAGTCGCGGCTAGTCAAGCGCGCCTTGCTGCGCCAGCGCATGTGGTCGCGGGCATGGCGCCAGGTGGCTTACCTGATCGTCAAGCATCGTGACCCGCAGGCGACGATGGCCGCTGTCAGCGGCGTCGCACCAAACTGGCTCAACCCTGCCACGCCCACACCCGCATCGGATGCCGACCGGGTTTCCAAGCTGATCGCATCCGATGTCCTGGAGCCCAATTCCAAGGTCACGTACCGCGAGGTCGGTATTTCCGAGGCAGATCAGAAGATCCTGGGACAGGAACGCCGACAGAACACGGTCACCAAGCTGGTCGACCGGTTGTCGAATTCGCCTGTGCAAGAGGTTCCCCCACCGCCGCAGGGCGTGACGCCGGAGTTGGTGGATGCCAACCGAGGCAGCTGAGTTTCAGCTACTCCTGACTCGGCTCACCGTCGAGCTGGGCGGCGAAATCGCAGACCTACTGGCCCGCATCGCCGGAATGCAGCCGGTGGAGCAGATGGCGTATATCACCGCCGCCTACCCGGAAGTGGTGACGCCGTACCTGGCCGCGTCCAATGACCTGACGCAGGCCTGGTACGAAGCTCAGCCGGTGGTCGCGGCGCCGTCAGCGCCCGCGTTTGAAACGGTGGCCGCTCCCCTGCTCGATGTTGAGGCGCTAGCCATTTCGGGACGCTGGTCACTGACGCAGGGCAAGCCCATCGAGGCTTTACAGGGCTCGGCGACGCGCTCGGTGTTCGATCAGTCGCGGCGCACCATCTCTGACAATGTGGAGCGCGAGACCGGCGCCCGGTGGGCCCGCTACGCCTCGGCGAACGCGTGCAACTTCTGCAAGATGCTCGCCACACGCGGCGCGGTGTACACGTCCGAGGCGTCAGCCCTGGGGGTCACTGGTCGCAGCGTGAACCTGGAGACATCGGACCGGCGCGCCATCGCGGCCGGACAGATGACCCGCGACGAAGCCCTGGCCCGACGCTCTACGTTCCGCTCGGCGCGCGAGGCGGGCGAGCGCGGACGGCAGGTCGGCGATGCCCGTGTCGGTGCGCTGCGCGGCTCGCAGCAGTACGGCGATAAGTATCACGACTGGTGCCACTGCATCGCGGTGGCGGTGCGCCCAGGCGGTTCCTACGAGCCGCCGTCATACGTCGAGCAGTGGGATAAGCAATACGCCGCAGCGGTGATCGCCACTCGCGAGGCGGGCCAAACCAAGGGCAAGTACGGCGCCATCGACTTCAAAGCGGTACTGCGCCACATGGATGCGCAACAGCGCGAACAGACCTCCACCCCATAGCGGGGCGTGAGCGCGGACGGCCAGCGTCAAATCGGCCGGGTAATGCTGACGAGCTACGGAGATTTTCATGACTACAGTTCTGCCGACCCATCCCCGAACTGGATTGACTGCACTTGCTATTGGCAAGCGCGGCCCGATCTGGCCCGTGGCTGGGGCCTCGTCCGATCACGACCCGGACAACGGCGACAAGGGATCTGGTGACGCCAAGTTCACTCAGGCCGATGTGGAGCGTATCATCGGCGAGCGCCTGACCCGTGAGCGCGCCGAGGTCGCCAACAAATACGGCGACCTGGATGTACTCAAGTCCAGCCACACCGAGCTGCAAGCGATCAAGGATCGCGACAAGACGGACGCTGACAAGGTTCAGGATCAAATCGCCGATCTGCAAACCAAATTGGCTGCCGAGGCCGAGGCCCGCACCAAGGCCGAAGCGAAGGCGGCGGCAGCTGAGCGCACACAGTACGGTGTCGACAAGGGGCTGCCGCTGGCACTCGCCAAGAAGCTGGTCGGGACCACCGACGCCGAGCTTGACGCCGAAATCAACGAACTCAAGCCCTTTGTGGCTACCACCGATGGCGGTCCACGGCCCCCGGCGCCCAATCAGCACCAGGGCCAACCCCCCGGCGGCAAGAGCACCAAGCCGTCCTCGGTGTCCGCTGGCGCAGAGCTGTACACGAAGTCACACCCGAAACCCAACGCGTAGCACAGGACTCGCCTGCGCTATCCCAACTCCCATAAGGAGGAAAAATGGATCTCACTGTTCGCACTGAGACCTTTGGTGCAGGTAACCAGTCCTGGCTTGGTTCTAAGCACGGTACCGACGCATGCCGGACCGTCACCATCGATCGCGAAGCCCTGGTTAAGGAAACCCACTACCCGGACGGTCGGCTCAAGTCCGGCCTGCCGCTGGCCAAGGTGGGCGACACCTATGTGCCATACGCCGCTGGCGGCGCCAATGGTGCTGGCGTACTTGCCGGTTTCCTGTTCACCGACCAGTCGGTCCATGATGGCGGCGGCGACATCGTTGCCCCGCTGCTCGACCACGGCCGCGTGATCCTGTCCAAGCTCCCCGCCACGGTCGCCGCTGACGCGGACACCACTGGCCTGTTCGTTTTCGTCTAAGGAAGGGCTGAACAATGACTCTATGGACTGATGTCATCACCCCGGCCGCACTGACCGGGTATGCCCGCGAAGCGCTGGCCGACCGCGAACGCCGCAAGGGCTCCCTGGCCGCGTTCCTGCCGAACCGCACCGTGCCGGACATCGTTGCTCGCTTCGTCAAGGGCGACAACGGCCTTCTGGACGCGGCCGAGTACCGCTCGTACGACGCAGAGGTCAGCATCGGGGAGACTCCCGGCGCCGAGCGCGTCACCATCGAGCTGCCCCCGCTGGGCCGCAAGGTGCGCGTGTCCGAATACGACCAGCTGCGCCTGCGTGGCAACGTCGACTCCGACACGGTGCTGTCGACAGTGCTCAAGGAGGCCAAGCGCCTCGCCTACGCCATCAGCGACAAGCTCGAAGTGATGCGCGGCAAGGTCATTGACAGCGGCAAGGCCGCAATCAATGAGAACGGCTTCATCGCCACTGCCGACTTCGGTCGCGGCGCTGCCTTCGCCGTCACCGCCGCGACCCCGTGGTCCGATCCGGCCTCCAAGCCGCTGACCGACCTTCGGCTGTGGCGTGATGCCTACGTCGAAGAAAACGGCGACGAGCCGGGCGTCATCCTGACTTCGCGCCGGGTGCTCAACGCGCTCATGCTGTCTGCCGAACTCAAGGCCTTGGCCACCAACTCGGCTACCGCGCCGGGACTGGTGACCGAAGCCTTTGTACAGGCCACCTTGTCCGCGTACGGCCTTCCTCCGATCGCGGTGTTCGACCGCCGCGCCAAGGTGGCGGGCACGACTGTCCGCATCCTGCCGGAGGACAAGCTGTACCTGCTGCCCGCGCCGGTCGATGCGTATGCAGAGGACGGCACCGACCTCGGTGCGACCGTCTGGGGCACCACCCTGGAGTCCTCCGAGCCGGATTACGAGATTGCCGAGGTTGACCGCCCCGGCATCGCGATGGGCGCTTTCAAGACCCGCGACCCGATCGGTGTGTGGGTTCACGGCGCCGCCATCGGCCTGCCGGTGTTGGCCAACGCCAACCTGTCCATGGCCGCAAAGGTGCTGTAGTGCCTTCGATCCGATCCGATTTGGTCGGTGTCATCTACCTGCCCGGTGGGGCGCGCCTGTCCGCAGGCGATCCCGTCCCACCGGGTGAGGTGGTGGGCGCTCACCTAATCGAAGACGGCGAGGGCGACACCGCAGACCCGGAGCCCACCGGGGCGCCAACCGATGACACTGACGTGACAGCCGAAGAAGTGACAGAAGCGCCACCCGAGCTCGCCGAAGCGGCAGCCGAGGCACCCGAGCCGGTTGCACCCCGCCCGGCTACGAGCCGGACCCGGAAGCGCTCAAGTGGTCGCGCTCGCTGACCAGGCCGACGTTGAGGCGCGGCTACGCCGCGACCTCACCGCCGACGAGGTTGAGTGGCTGCCGGGCGTGCTCGATGAGGCCTCTGCCCTGGTTTCTGCCTACTGCGGTGACCGCGACTTCGACCCGGTACCGGACAGGGTGCGCATCGTGACCTCACGGGTTGCGGCGCGCGCCCTGACTGGCCGAACTGACTCGGCCACTGCTGTCACCAATGCAGCGCACGTCTTCTCACAGACCGTGACTCTCAATGCCGACGCCGCCAACGGCGGCGTGTGGCTCACTAAGGCCGACAAACTCGCCCTGCACCGCTGGGCCGTGTCGGGTAAGGCCTTCTCTGTCGACATCTCGGGTCGATGACCCCGCCGAGCTTTCCCACACCGTTCGTCGTCGTGCACGAGGCCTTCATTCCTGACGCCCTGAACGCACATGGCGATCCGATCGACAAGTGGGCACCCGCAACCGCACGATCCGTGTATGGCGCTGGCCCGGCGATGTCGAATGAGCCGAAGTTGGTCGGCCAAGATCGCGTCATTGTTGACGTGGTGCTGCTCGTGCCGCCCGGCCAGGTCTACGGCCCACGTGATCGGGTGATGCTGGCGGGCAACGTCTTTGAATGCGTCGGTTATCCCGAGTCCACCGAATTCAATCCATTCGGCAAGCACTTCGGCGCTGTCGTCAACCTGCGAAGGGTCCAGGGATGACCGTTACCAAGGTGCGCGTCAACAAACGCGCCTTCCGTGAGCTGCGCAAGTCAGAACCGGTGCAGGCCAGGCTGCTTGAGGTCGGCGAAGTTGTCGCCCAAGACGCCAACCTGGATCACCAAGTGACCGCTGACGTGGCACAGAACGGCCCCGTCGATGACGGGCCAAGCTACACCGCAGACTTGCACGTCGGCAAGAACCGCGCCCGTGTCTCGGTAGTGACCGCGACCGGTCGCGCCATGGGGCACGAGCGGCGCACATCCTCGCTTCTGCGGGCAGCCGCACGCCGATGACGCTCATCGTCCACCCGGACGTTGATCAGCTCGCCGTCACCTATTTCACCAGCACCCTTGCCGCACAGGGTCACACGCAGCATGTGGGTAAGAAAGTACCGGCCAAGAACCGCCCCGATCGGTTCATGCGCGTCTATTCCAACGGCGGGCCCGACGAATCGCTGATCGTCACGCGGGCGCAGGTCGTCGCCCAGCTCTATGACATCGACGGCCCTCGGTGCGCTCAGACCGCGAATCTGGTGGCAGCACTGGGCAAGGCAGCTGTTGGCTTCCTTTTCGACGGCTACCCCTACGTGGCTAGGGCAAAAAAGCTCGGTGGCCCAACCGATCTGGACGACCCGGACGTCAAGACGCACGTCCGCTATCAGGTCGTCCTCGAATGGCTCATCAGAGCCAAGCACTGAGTCTCAAGGCATCTTTACCAATCCCATTGCCCGCGTTGGGCAGAGAGGTGTATTCACCATGACCGGACCCATTGTCGCTGGCCCCGGTGGCGCAGCGGGCGATATCAAAGAACTGTTCTCCGGCTCGCCGACCGCGCCGGGAATCACTGGCGGTGTATTCATCGGCAAGCCGGGCATTGCCCTGCCCCCGGCCGACGACATCTTCATCCCCGCCACCGAGCACAGCCCTGACCTGAAAAATGTCGGCTTCGTCTCCGAAGACGGAGTGACCGGCACCGAAGATCGATCGATCAATGAGATTGCCGCCTGGGGCGGCGATATCGTTGCGTTCCTACAGGAATCGTTCTCGGTGTCGTGGCAGATGGTGCTGCTACAGATCATGAATCGAGAGATTGCCAAGCTGGCGTACGGCGACGACAACGTGGCCTACACGCAGGCAACGCAGGCGCATGGCAACTGGCTGGCCATCAAGGTCAACAAGCTGATGCTGCCGAAAAAGACCGTGTGGATTGACAGCTTCTACTCCGATGGCTCCGAAGGTCTCAAGGCGATGCGGTGGGTCGCACCGCTGGCCCAGGTGTCCGAGAAGGGCGATTTTAAGACCGCGCACAGCGAGTTGTCGGGCCATGACCTGACCCTCAAGCTGCTCCCCGATTCACAGGGCAACAACGCCTACATCTACCTGGACGACGGCCAGGTTGTGCCTCTGCCCGCAGGCGGTGGCGGAACCCCTTAGCGCCTCCCCCGGCCCCGGAACCTGACCCGGAACCGGAGCCGGAGCCTGACCCCGAGCCAAGCGGCGACGGGGCTTAGGAGAGGCGAAAACCAGCCGCCCACCGATTCACCACGCTGTCCCGCCCGTCCGTTTTGCCTTGGGACAGGCGGGCGGGACCCAAGGCACTCCAAGGCAACTCACCTGCAAAGGAACAATCACATGGCCACCAAGGCAACCACAAAAAAGACCGCCCCCGCTGTCGAAGTTAACGATGACGATGTCCGCGAGCACGAGGACAACCTCGACATAGCCGAGGGCGAGCAGAGCACCGAGACCCCCGCGAAGCCGGAACCGAAGCCGGGCGATGCTGGCTTCGATTGGGCGCCTATCTACGTCGAGGGCACCGAGCTGAAACGCTACGAAGACCCCTCGGGCACCGTGGTGGCGCTGCCGCCGTTCCCGACGCCGGACGCGGGCGACATCTTCGCCGATCTGCTGGAGGACATTCCCGATCACGTGATGCTGATCAAGCTCTTCCGTCAGGCCATGCGTGACCATGCCGTCGACTACGCCGAAGGTATCGCGGCGATCACCGCGGCCTTCCGTGGCGGCGGCAAGCTGGCTGATATCAAGAGCCTGCTGACGTTCTGGTCGGGAGCCAAACTCCCAAACTGATTGGCGAGGTCCGTGACTTCGCACGCAAGCACGAGGCGGCATTCCGCCTAGACCTGCTGCACGCCGGGCTGAGTTTCGACCGCCCGGCGTGCAGCTGGGAAGACTTGCATGCCTTCACCGTGGCCTCACCACCAGGGACCGCCATTCATTACGAGCTGGCCGAAGGGTGGCCGCTCGACTCACATCTTCTCGCCGGAATCCTTGAGCGCCTCAACGACTGGCTGTGGCTGCACACCAAGGATGCGCAGCGCAAGCCGCCACGGAACCGGCCGAAACAGATCCCACGCCCCGGCGTGCGTGAGCGCGCAAACGCGCTGACGGCAGCTCTCGGGGGCCGCACACAACAGGTCGTCCCGATGGCCGCATTCACATCCATGTGGCGCGAGGCACGGGCCCGATGGAAACGACAGAAGGGAGTTAGCGATGAGCAATGAGCTAATGGCCCTTTGGGTTTCGATCGTGCCCGACACCTCCCGACTGGTACGCGAGACCCGTCGCGCCGTCGACGGCATTGACCTGACGGTCGACATTGACGCCGACACCGGCAAGGCGCGCCTGCAAATCAAGCGCCTGGACCGCGAACTGAGCAAGGCGCGGCCCTACAAGATCGACATCGACCGCAAGCAGATCACCGGGGCCGCGTCCTTTATTTCCAAGACTCTCGGCGGGGCGATGGCGGGCGCCCTGGGCGGTCTAGCTATCACTGGCGCCGCTGGTGGACTGACAGCCCTTACCGGCGCCATCATGTCCGCTAGCGGCGCGTTTGGACTTTTGCCGGCCACCGCTGGCGGCGCGGCGACAGCTATCGGCGCGCTCAAGGTCGCCACCCTCGGCTTCGGCGACGCCATGAAGGACATCGGCGACCCCGAAAAGTTCGCGAAGGCTATCGCCGACCTATCACCGAACGCCCGCGAGACCGCGACCGCTATCCAGTCCATGCTGCCGCAGCTCAAGGACTTGAAGAACGCGGTACAGGACCGATTCTTTGACGGATTCGCCTCCGAAGTGAAGGCCCTGGGCGCCACCTATCTGCCGATGATGCAAGGCGCCATGGCCAACATTGCGGGCAGTGCAAACAGCGCACTCAAGAGCGTTTCGGCGCTTCTGCAAGCACCGCAATCCGTTTCGGACATGGCAACACTGACCGGAAACAGCGCGACGGCATTCAACACCTTGTCGCAGGCCCTTTCACCGGTCGTCAAATCTCTGCTGGATATCGGCACTGTCGGCTCCACCTTCATGCCGCAGCTGGCGCAGGGCGCCACCAATGCTGCCAATTCCTTCGCCCGTTTCGTCAGCAATGCGCGCGAAAGCGGCCGCATGACTGAGTGGATTCAGACCGGCATTCATGCCATGGGCCAGCTCGCCGATATCACAGGCAATCTGGGGTCGATCATCGGCGGGGTGTTCCGCGCAGGCAGCGACGTGGGCGGCGGATTCCTGGCTTCGTTGCAGACCGTGACACAGACGATGCGCGACTTCGTGAACTCCACCGAGGGCCAAAATGCTTTGGGCGCCTTCTTCTCTGGAGCCAAGGAAGCCCTTGCCGCCCTGTCGCCGATCCTCAAGACAGTCGGCCAAAGCCTGCTCGGCACCATCATCCCCGCATTCACCGGCCTAGGCACTGCCGCCGCGCCTGCGCTGCAAGCGGTGTTTACCAACCTGGCCGAGGTCATGAAGACCCTTGCCCCCGTGGTGACCTCGCTGGCGGGCCCTATCTCGACCCTGCTGGGCGCCATCGGACCGGCCGTAGTCCAGACCATTCAAGCGCTCGCCCCGGCGATTGCGCCGTTGGCGCAGGCCTTCGCCGACCTGGTGGCTGGTGCGGCGCCGATCCTGCCTGTGCTCGGACAGCTGGTCGGCGCGGTGGTCGGTGCGCTCGCCCCAGCCCTGTCGACGCTATTCAAGGCCCTGGCCCCGGTCGTATCGGCGCTCGCGAACGCACTCAAGCCGGTCATCGACCAGCTGGCGCCCGTACTGGCCGAGGTCGCAGGCACATTCGCCAACGCCTTCGCGGGTGCCCTCCAGCAGGTCACGCCGCTGCTGCCCCCGCTGCTGGGCGCAATGGGCGATCTACTCAAGACGGCGATTCCCCTTCTGCCTCCGCTGGCCGAGCTGGGCACCGCCGCCATTCCCGCCATCGCGGCGGCGATCAAGGTTGTGGCGCCACTGTTCACCGGCCTGGTCAAGATCCTCACGCCCATCGTTGACGTGGTGATCAAGCCCATGATCAGCGGATTCAAGGCGCTGGCCGACGTGATTGGCGGGGTTGCTGCTGGCTTGAACGGCATCGTAGACAAGGCCAGCGGCTTCCTGTCCAAGGTGCCTGGCCTCGGCGGCATCTTCGGCCACAAAGACGGTGGCCCGATCGGCAACGCGCCGGGCTACGCCGGAGGCGGCAAGGTCAGCGGACGGGGTACCGGCACAAGCGACTCCATCTTGGCGTGGCTGTCCAATGGCGAAGGCGTCATGACAGCGGCAGCCATGCGCAACGGCGGCGCCCCAATCCTGGCCGCGCTCAACGCCGGATGGGTGCCACCGGCCGAAATGCTGCACGCCATGATCCCTGGCTTCGCCCAGGGCCTCAACCCGGGCGCCGACTTCCTGCGTACCACGATCATGCGCCAGTGGCCGCAGATCGGTGACATCGGCGGGCGCCGCGCCGAGGACGGCTACGGCGAGCACTCCAGCGGCAACGCCATTGACGTGATGGTCCCCGGCTGGGACACCCCTCAGGGCATGATGCTCGGCAATCAGGTCGCAGGCTTCCTGGTCAAGAACCGCGAACAACTCGGCCTGGACGGATTCATCTGGCGCCAAACCAGCTACGGCTACGGCGGGTCCTTCACAGACGGCAAGGCCATGAACGACCGTGGTTCGCCGACGCAGAACCACATGGACCACCTGCACGTCATGCTCGGCAAGGGCCGGGGCACTGGCGCGGCGGCTGTCGGCCTACCCACCAGCAGCATTTCGCTGCCCTCGGCGTCCGGGATGTCCGGCGGCAGCAGCCTCTTTGGCGGTGGTTCGTCATCCGGTCGCGGCGGTGGCGCCGCAGGCGCGCGCCGGGTCCGCGAGGCGCAGGACCGTGTGTCTGATCGCGACTTTGCCGTGCAGCAGGCGCAGGCCTCGCTGGACGAACTCAACGCCAAGGACCCCAGCAAGGTCACGCAGAAGCAGCGCGACGCCGCCGAATACCGGCTGGCCAAGGCCAAGCGTGAGCAGGCCCAAGCCACCGACGACCTAACGGCGACGCAAAACGAATACAACGCCGCCATGGCGAACTCACCATTTGGCGGTGGGGCCGGTGGTGGCAGCGCGGCGGGCAGTGACCTCGGCCAAGGCCTGATCGACGGCTTGTTTCAGGGCCTCGGTTTCGACGGTTCGCTGTTCTCCGACCCAAGGCAGTGGGGCCTGGTGAAGATGTTCACCGGCCTACTCGGCGGCGGCGGCGCTGGTGGGCCGGGCCAGGGCGGGGGCGGCATGTTGAACAGCATGGGCCTGCCGAGCCTTACCGGGTTGTTCTCGCAGGGTCAGACATCGACGGTGACCGCAGAAAATGTGATGCCCGGCGGCGGGCCCGGTGGCCTTATCGCGGGCATTGGCGATATCGCCACCAACGCTTTCCAGCAAGGCATGTCGGCCCCGACCACCATCGACAACTCAATCAACCTCAACGGCAATCAGGGCATGGACCCGCAGGCCGTTCAAACGTCCATCCAGAAGAAGCAAAACGAACGGACGCGCACCTACGCGACGGCAGGACTGGGAGCATGACCGAATCAGCCACCGCGCCAGATCATTGGGGCGAGAACCCCGCCGACAACCAGATTCAACCGCCCTTCTACCGCTGGGGCGGAAACGCCAATGAGCTTGCAGGAGCATTGTTTGCCGCTGTCAAGTTCCCCGGCTGGGAGCAATTCACCCGCTGGGAATGGCTGCCCGAAGAACTTAAGAACATGGAAACCAACCTGCTGTACATCGGTGTCGATGGCAGCAAGTGGCACCTTGCCGGTAACCATCGCGGCCGCGAAGGGGCGGTGCTGGAGTCCGAGCTGATGGGCGCCATGTCGGTTCCGTTCGATCACCGATTCTCGGAAGGGCCCTACCTGATCGGCTCACGGCTGGAGCGCACCGACATCAAACGCCGCACGCAGTCATTCGGCGTCATCTTGAACCCCAACGCCAATGTGCGTGCCCGCCTGAATATTTCGACCGAGACCATCTACCGCAACACCGAGGCCAGGTGGCAGCGCGCATGGTCCAAGACGCAGCACGGATGGTTGGGCTACTTCACCCGCTCGACCGGATGGCGCTGGCTCAAAGTCATTTTGGACGGTGGCGCCACCCCAGAGACCATGAAAAAGGACCCGGTGGCGTTCGGCAACAACATGCGCCAGGTGACGATGAACGTCGTCAGCCCGGACCCCTACGCCTACAAAAAGATGTTCCGCTCCAAGACCGTTGGCTTCGACGCCACCAAGCCTAAGGTTACAGTCGGCGGTGAGGGCTCACTGTTCACCACCCTTGAGGACTTCCTGACTGACGGCATCGAAGCACTGCCCATGCAGGCCTGGCTGACCCACGTCCAATACGTCAACAAGGGCCAGATCGATGGCTGGCCGAAGTTCATCATCAGCGGTACCGGCACGGCATGGATACAGGACGGCCTCACACAGAACTTGGTGCGCTGTCCCGAAATCTACAGCGGCGATGGCTTTCTCATGGTCGACACCGACCCGACTGCCCGCACCTTCACCACCAGCAAGGAACCCGTAGACAACGTGTTCTACCGGTTCGCGCGCCAGGCCGAAATCCTCGACTACCTGCCGCTGCTGCATGACCTGGGCGACCAAGGGCTGCCCGCGTGGCGCCGCACCCGTGGCCAGCGGTTCGCATCCATCATCCCGCGTGAGAAGGAGGTTACGACCGCCGTCTACCACACCAACCCCGAGGCAAAGGTGACCGCTTTCATGCCACAGAAGTACGAGACCGCTTTCTAGATGGCAACTTTGGCTGCGCCCGATCCTGTGCGCAGCCCTGGTGAGGCGTACCGCTACATGCATCGGCGGCGCCAGGTCATCATCGACTCGGCCCGTCAGCGCCCACTAATCCGCCTGTGGGACAAGGACATGAAGTTCATCGGCGTTGTTGCCGCTGAACAAAAACTTGACGCCGAAGAGATGATTCACGCGGCCGGGCAGGGCTCAATCACGCTGCTCGCGAACGACTGGCTGACCGAGTTCATTACCCGCGATGTGCGCGCCGAAGAGGACTTGCACATCACCATCGACCCCAACCCGACCAAGCGGTCGTGGCGCACCCGCTGGGGCGGCAAGGTCGAATCGGTCAACATCAAGCGGACCGCTGACGGCATCCACTTGGTCGAGCTACAGCTCATCCACAACCGCAAACACCTGGAACACATTCTCCTAGGCGCAAATCCGTTCTTTCCGCCCGAGGTCCAGCAGCCGAAGATGTGGCTGCTGCCGGGAAACACCCGCACCATCTGCGCCACCACACTGTTCGTGAACCTGGCCCGCCAGTACATGCCGGGGTTCAACATCATCACCAACATCGCCAACCCTGCGGTGTGGCTGGGCACCAAGCTCACCAACATCAGCCCGCTTGACTGGCCGGTGCAGGTCGCTTTCGTCAACCCGTTCCTGGATCAGTCGCGGCTGAGCTTTGTCACCTCACGGTGGACCGACGCGCACAGTGTCTTCGATCCGATCCTCAAGGACGCCGGATGCATCATCCGCGCCTACACCTGGCTGACCGAGGATGAGGACTCGCCACACACCGAGCTGTCCGAACTGCTCGGCAACAACATCTTGACCCGGCCCACACGCAACTGCGTTGTCCTTGCGGTAGAAGATAAGTCGGGCGTCACCGGCCCCACCGGCACCGCCATCGACGGCGTCATCAACCTGGTTGGCTCGCTGGCCGACGACATGATCACCGAGACCATTATTCCGGTCGACGCCGACCACGACGGCAAGACCGATCCGCTGTTTCGCAAGTGGCTCAAGGTCGCCCCGGCACCGCCAAAGGTGATCTTCCGCGACACAGAGCATTCGGCGATCATCGACGCCGTTAGAGCGGTGCACAAGGCCAAGGCCCGCACCATCATGACGGGCTCCAAGTCGCCGCAGATTGTTAACCAGCTCCAGACATTTGGCATCAAGTACGCCCTGTCAGAGCTGTCGGCGCTGATATCTCAAGGCCCGTTTGCCGCACAGGTTCCCGGCACTCCGGGCTTGGAAGAGCTCTATCAGGGCCAATTAGATAACAGTCTGCTTGCGTACCAACGGTTTACGGACATCAAGCGTGTATTCCAGATGGGCACACACGCTTTCCTTGAACACTGGGAAGCGGGATCAGGCTCGGCATACACCGTATCCGGTATCAAATCGCTACGCGATGGCCACTGGAAAACGCGGCCTTACACCAGCTTTAAGACAAACGTCGTCAATGGCTACCCCTGGCTGGTTCATTACGACTTCACTCTCGGCGACCGCCTGGGCTTTGAGTTGGTCGATGTCATCCACGCCGACCAGTGCTCGGCGATTCGGATGGCCTACGACGAGACCACGCCGCTGCAATACGGGCTGTCAATCGGCATGGACGGCGAAGAAGAAGATCCCGCCGCCAAGGGGATGCGAACACTGCAAGTGGCCTGGTCGGTCGTCGGAATGCTCATGGGAAGTGGAGACGAATTCTAATGTACGTCAACGGCACTCACGAAGGCGCGGCCATGGGCACCGATCCACGGGTCACCGACGCCCCCGCCGAACACCTGCACAACGCCAACGTGGCCATGCATCAGATAGCCAGCGCATTGGTGGCGGTCGGCATGCGCGACGGCAAGACATTGGACCTGTCCTATCTGGCGCCGATGATCGCCTATCACCTTGCGCTGCGCGGCTTCCGGCTTCACCAGGATGAGGCGCTGATCAAGAGCCGCCGTATCGAAGGCGCCCAACACGAGGGCGCTTTGGAGTGGGTGGGCATCAATGCACCCGATGACGTGCGCGAGGAAATCGACACCGCCACCACGCCGCAGGACATCGAAAACCTGTCCGGCAACGCCAAGGCCTTTTGGATTCGCCAGCTCGGCGGTGTGCCCGTCGATGACATGCCCGAGGGCTGGCGACAGAAGACCCGCATCACTTTCCAAGACGACGAGCAGACGGAGGCTCCACTATGACCGCACCCGCCGACCCGGTACAGGCACAGCTTGGCGACCGGGTATATCTGGGCACCCGGCTGGCCAATGTGCACTTCTACGGCGACGTGTCCGACATCGACACACCCGGCGCCACCACGGCCACCATGGAAATGGTTGGCGACGACGCGGTGGTCACCATGGACGCCCTGGTCGGCCCCAAGGGCAACGACGGCGAGATGGCGCCCATTGTCCGCATGCAATACGGCTCACCCATCGACAGCCTGCAAGAGCTTGAAGAGCTGGCCAACACCCTGACCGACACCCCCGACGACATCGGCAAGGCCTGGTGGATCGGCAACCAGGTCTACATGTGGGACGGCACTGGATTCAAGGTCAAGGCCATGGGCACCGCCGGTCCGGCCGGGCCTGTGCCGAACATCTCCCCCACCATTGAGTCGATCCCGTGGGCCGAGCAGCTGGCGGGCCGCAAGTCCAAGATCACCGTGAGCGGCACCGCAAACAACCCTGGCTGGCATTTCGAGATTGCAGCCCCGCAGGGCCCCAAGGGCGATAACGCCACCATCGCCGACGCGCTCGACTTCGATGACACCCTGCCACCCACAGGAGGCCAGGTCGTCACCTGGGATGCCACCAAGAGCAAGTTCGTCCTAGCCGACCCCAACCCGTTCGCCACACGCATGTACACGATGCCCGAGGCCGCGTTTCAGTCGGTGCCGCTGGCCGTGGGCACCAAGGTCCCGATCGGCTCACGCGAGATTCCCGAACAGACGCAGGAATACAACCTGTGGGTGCAGGGGCACCTGCGTACCAACGGTGTTGACCTTGACTTCGATCCGTTCCAGATCGGTTGCGAGGTCCGCATTTCCGAGCCGAACACCGATCCCAAGGGCGGCATCTTGGTGGCCCGCGGCTTCGGCAACTCCTCGCAGATGTTGCATATCAGCCCGCACGCTTCGACACCACAAACACCTTCAGATGCCATCTCCCCCGATGGCGTGTACGGCAGATTCCCCCAGGGGCAAAAGCGCATCCTGACGGTGTTCTTGTACACAGACGGCCTGTTCGGCGTCTACAACTTTCAGCCACGCGACGCGCAGCTGGCGATACAGGTGATCCCGGTCTAATGGCCGTCTTCGACCGGCGCCAAGTCGGGCCACCACTGACCCACAATCCAAACACCAAGCTGGCCTTCGACAATCCGATGGCCTTCACCAAGGGTGCAGGCGACGGCGTTGACCGCTTCATCGAAATGATTGTCGAGGGCATCAAGCGCCTATTCGGCATCGACCTGGCCGCACTGGCGGGAATTCTGACCGGCAAGTGGAACATCCTTGAGGGCCTACAGGGCGCGGTGTCCACGGTGCAGGGCGCCATCGCCAACATTCAGTCGGCCATCACCAGCCTGCAAGACAAGGTAGAAGACATCCCCGTGCTGGGCGACTTCTTCGAAATCATCACCGGCAGACCAGATTCAGACCCCAACGATGCCGGAACGTGGATACGCAACGCCTTCGACGCCATCCTGCACGGCAGCCAAGGCGGCACCAACCCCGGCAGCAACGACAACTTCATCACCAACCTGTTCAACGCCATCACCGGAGTACGCAACACCGCAGCAGCAGCCAACACCACTGCGCAGGCCGCGAACACCAACGCCAATGACGCACTGGGCAGCGTTGTCGACGGCTTCAAGAACATGTTCGACACCTGGTTCGGTGGCACTGCCGCCACCGGGACCGCCGCAGAGGTGCAACAAACAATCGCCGCCATCAAACAGGCGACCATCGGCGACTACACCGTCGACACCTTCACATCCAACGGCACATGGACCAAACCAGCCAATCTGCGCGAGTGCTGGTTGATCGTAATCGGCGGCGGCGGAAAAGGTATGCCCGGCACCACCTCGGGGACCAACGCCGACGTACGGCCGGGCGGTCTAGGTGGATCCTCGGGTGGCTACATCGGCCAGCAGATCGCCCCCGCTGACATCCCCGCCACCTTGTCTGTCACGGTCGGGCCAGGGGCGAGCACCAATGGCGCTGACGGCGGCATCACCTCTATCGGCAATCTGGTGTCCTCATCCCCGAACGGCTCCGGCATCTCCACACTCGCCGGTTTCACCCCAGCGGCCTCCACGCCAGGGCGCGGGGGCAATGGCGGGCAAGCCACCGGGTCCGGGGGCAGTGCCGGTCAAGACGGCGGCGCTACCCCGCTGGCGGCGGGCGGAGTCGGCGGGGCGGGCCGCAACTCGACCGGAACCGCCGACGCCGGAACCGCAGGCGCCGCAGCCTCGCTGACCGCACCCACGAAAGCCGGTGGCGGAGGTGGCGGCGGCGGGGGTGGCGCCGGGTCCACGTCCTCGACCGGTACGCGCCGAGGCGGTGACGGCGGCGCGGGCGGCTACCCCGGTGGCGGGTCTGGGGGCGGCGGCTCAGCAGTCGGCGGCGGCACCTTCGCCACCCAAACCCCCGGCCAACCCGGTCCAGCGCCCAATGGGGCAGCCATCATCATCTGGAAATAGAAGAAGGCACGCAACGTGAATGCTGTTGAGCTACGAACCGATATGAGCGCCTGGCCCGCTGGCTGCAAGCATTTTCGGCTGGCAGATGGCACGCATGTGGTCATTGACGTCGACACACCCGATGAGCGCCACGACCGCCATGTCGACCAGATAACGCGCGGCGCCGAATACACCTACACCCCACGTCCCACGGTGGTTATCGCGGTCGATGAAAACGCCTGCGCCACCAGTCTTGAACGGCTGCACGAGTTTGCGCCCGGCACAACACACGACGAAGCGATAGCGCAGATGGGGGCGGATCGATGATCGGCGGCTACGACCCCGACCTGAATATCACACTATCGGTCCGGCAGGACTTCATCTTGTTGTTGCGCCTCAAGGCTGACGTTGACGGGACCGTGCCGAACATTCACGACATCTTCCCGGCAGGGACCACCATCGATCTGCGGTTCTACCCGGACATGGCGGCGGTGCGTGCCGGTACCGAAATAGACGGCACAGCAATACAACCGACCATCACCGATGACGGTGTATTCATCCGCATTGAGTCGCCCATAGCCGACAAGATCCCAGCCAAAGCCGAGGCGCGGCTGACCGTCACCTACCCGTCGAGCTATCCCAACGGCGACAACCTGCCATGGGCCAAATGCCGGGTGGCGCGCGATGACTGAGCTTCCCCGCCTAGTCATCGATACCGAGCCGGTGCCGGTCATCGAACTGAGCGCGCCAACCCGCCCCAAGCTCACACTGGCCGCGCCAAGGCCATCCGAGCAGATAGCCACACCAGTGCCCGGCCCACCAGGACCACGCGGAGAGCAAGGCGCACAAGGCGAAGCTGGACCGACGTTTTCAGGCAAGGCGTTCTGGTACGGGTCCGGCCCTCCTTCTGTGGTGATCGGTTCCAAGCCCGGCGACATCTACGTGGACGTCGACACCGGCTCCACCTACGAACTCAAATAGAAGGGACAGCTGATATGGCATGGACACAAACCGGAAGTCTCAAGGGACCCAAGGGCGATAAGGGAGACAAGGGAGATGTCGGCGAGCGCGGCCCGGTCGGAGCCGATGGCCCACCAGGCATTGATGGCAAGTCGGTCGTCCTGAGGGACAACGTCGCCAACGAGGCGGCGCTAACCAATATTCAGAATCCACAGCCTGGCGATGCGTACATTACGGACGATCTGGGCGAGATTTGGGTCTACGGCACGCAAGGGTGGACCAACGCTGGTCTGCTACGTGGCCCCCAGGGGCTCAAGGGCGATCCAGGTGCTGACTCAACTGTGCCCGGCCCTCCGGGCGCACCTGGCGCCGACTCGACCGTTCCCGGGCCTCCCGGCAACCCCGGCCCGCGTGGAGCGCGGATGACGTCTGGTAATGGCACGCCAGGAACAATCTCCGGACAGATGGTCGGTGATACCTACCTCGACCTAGCTACCGGAACTGTCTACGAATTGCAGTAGGTCATATCCTGATTGCCGATTTGCCTGCGTGGTAGCGGCGCCGCTTGGCGGCGTTGCGTGTCTCTCTATCACACACCGAGCAGACTCGCTGAGTACGCCCGGCCCACATGACCCTCTTGTCGTACGGATGTCCGTTGGGGCACTTCGTCTTTTGGCTATTCACATAGCCAACCGATGACGAGTCCTTCAGAGCGTTGTCCCTGACAGTCACCATCTGCAGATGTTGGGGATTCACGCATGCGCGATTCCGGCACGTGTGATTGACGACAAAGCCATCAGGTATCGCGCCATTGGCGATATACCAAGCCATTCGGTGTGCACGCCGATTGGCGCCCCGAAAGTAAAACGATCCGTACCCGTCGCGGTCTAGAGCCCCTTGCCACACAAGGCAATCCACCACGCGCTTCGACTTAGCGGTGAACCTCTTGGCTTCCGCTTCGGTGACTTCACTCATGACAAGGAGCCTAAACCAGATGGTAATAAAGGTACGAAAGGCACTCCGTTGCCTTGGGTAACTAAGTCGGCACTGGCAGTGGCCTGGTCGGCGATCATCGGCAAGCCGTCCACCTTCCCGCCGACCACCGGCACAACCGCCGCCACTGCCTGCGCCGGAAACGATGCTCGCCTGGGCGATACCCGTGTACCCACGGACAGCTCAGTGACCAATGCCAAGGTCGCGGCGAACGCAGCCATCGACGTGTCCAAGCTCGGCACCGGCAGAGTCGTCGGGTCCGTCAACGGCACCGCCACCTCCCTGACAGTGTGGGCGGGCACCAGGGCTCAATATGACGTGCTGCCGACCCCACGGGACAGCAACACCATCTACATCTGGGCAACGTAAATGCCTATCAGCATTGGCGATACGTTGCTCATCGGCGGCGTCGACGGGCCCGTGAACAAGTACATCAACGGCATCAGTCTCGGCGATGTGCAGGTGTGGGCCAGCGACCCCCGCACCGACCTGTTCGCCGAATCGCAGTCCGTCCTACCGCCGACCTGGGCCTACTGGGCCGACTACGTGATCCTGCCCGCAGGCGGCGGCGGTGGTGCCGGTGAAGGCGGTCTCAGCCGTTCTGGAATAGGCGGCTACACCGGCACATGGCTCACCGGCACATTCATCGTCCCCAGTAGCTCGCTGGGCCTGACCTTGGGCGCCGGAGGCATAGGCGGTCAATCCGAGGGCGGCGGCAAGGGCGCACCCGGAAGCTCCGGCGGCACAACATCAATCAACGGCCCCGGCGGGCTCATCGCGTCGGCCCCAGGCGGTCTGGGCGGCGAAGGCGCCAACTCCGGCGGCAGCGGCCAGAACGGCAAAACCATCAGCCCCCAAACGCTATCGGCTTTCGGAGAGACATTCGCCGCAGGCAGCGGAGGCACCGGCAACGCCGGTACGGGCGGGATCGGCGCGGGCGGCGCCGGGGGCAACGGCGGCATCTTCGGCAGCTTCACCAAAGGCGGCACAGGCGGGCCAGCGCGTATCTGGCTTCGGTGGCGCTCGTACTAACAAGAGAGGCAACAACTATGGGGTTCATCACGACACACATCACCGACCCAATTCGCCACGCAGTCGTTGACGAGATTCGTCAGCAGATCCCGGTGATCATCAAGGCGGTAGTCATCGCCATCGCCGAAACGGTCGGCAACACCGCTATTTCCGGGGTCGACAAGATCACCGACGCGATACCTGGCGATGCCGATGACCGGATTATCGACCCACTGGTCGCCAGGGCTGCCGAGATGGCCCGCAGGATGGGGCTGGGCCTGTGAGCTTCGTAGAGTTCGACGCCACGCCGCTGCGCACCCGCGAGCAGGTGGCACGCGAAGTGCACGCCGTCGCTCTCGACAAAGGTCTCGATGAGCTGGCCAGCGCCATCGCGCTCATGACCATCTCCACGGAGGTCGGCGCCAACGACGAAAACGGCGAACGTCAGTGGTGGTGCCCGGCTAACCCGTCACGTGACGAAGAGACCATGAACTATCCGCACGACTCCACCTCGGACGACAGCCGCTCATCGGGGTACCTACAGCAGCAGCCGGGCCCGAACGGCGAGCCGTGGTGGGGCACCGCCTACGACCGCATGACCCTGGCCCGCTCAGTGGGCATGTTCTTTGACCGGCTCCCCGACGACTACCGAAGAGCCGCAGACAACCCCGCCCTTGCCGGCCAAATCGCACAACGCGTCCAGCGCAGCGCCTACCCCGACCGCTACGCGCAGAAGTGGGTCGAAGCCTGGGAAGTGCTGCGCCGCGCCCTATCCGACGACGAACCAACACCACCCGGAGGCAACAGCATGGCATGGACAGGCGACCCGATCTGGCTTGAGGACGTTCTACGCCCGGCGCTCGGCGATCGGCTCAAGACGCTACCCGGCTGGCAGAACGCCGGACACGGCGACTTCAAAGACATTCGTGGCCTCATGTGGCACCACACCGGCAATTCCCGCGAGTCGGCACAGTCGATTCGCAACGGGCGCCCCGACCTACCGGGTCCGCTGTCCAATATCCACATCGCGCCGGACGGCACGGTCACGATTGTCGCGGTCGGCGTCTGCTGGCATGCGGGCCAAGGCTCTTATCCCTGGCTGCCGACCAACAACGCCAACTGGCACATGATCGGCATCGAATGCGCCTGGCCCGACATCGCACCCGATGGGTCTTACGATCCCGGCCAGCGCTGGCCTGACGCGCAGATCATTGCCATGCGCGATGTGGCCGCAGCGCTAACGACAAAGCTCGGCGTCGATGTCAGCCACAACATCGGCCACAAAGAATATGCCGGTGCTGCACAGGGCAAGTGGGACCCCGGCAACATCGATATGAATTGGTTCCGAGGCGAAATCGCCAAGGACATGCGCGGCGAATTCGACCCGGCGACCCTGCCCACACCGCCCGTGGTCGTGCCTCCCCCGGTTCTGCCCGGCCCCGCCAACCCCCGCACCGACCGCCAGCTTCTCGAAGAGATTTGGGACCAACTGCGCGGCCCTGGCGGCAACGGCTGGCCGCAGCTCGGCGGCAAGACCCTGGTCGATGCCATCGCCGAACTCACCGACAAGAAGGCGGCGTAATCATGTATCTGAGCGGCCAATACGTCGGCCTCGGCGAGGGCGACAACTCCCCCGAAGTCGGCAAGATCATCGACTTCATTCTGGTCAAGTGGGACCGATTCGATGACCTGCTCACGCCCGGCACCACCCGGTTTACTCCCGAGCTGACGGCGATCATCACCGAGCTGCAAGGGATCTACGTCAGCGAAGGCAAGCTCGCCCCAGGAAGTTTCACACCCGGCGTGATCAACCTGGAGACCAAATACGCCATGGGCTACCTGAAACGTCCTGTGCCCGAGGATAAGCGGCCTGTACTGTTCACGGTCTGCGGAACCGGCGTGCCCTGGTGGGTCGGCCCCGACGCCGACACCGCACGGGCCGTGGAGCGCAAGTACCGATGGCAGCCCATCGGCTACCGCGCCGCCCCGTTCCCCATGGGTACATCCATCGATGAAGGTCGCGAAGAGCTGGTCAACCAGCTCACCATCCACCGCCTACAGGTGGAGCGCTTCGGCGGCGCGCTCGGCGGCTTCTCACAAGGCGCCATCATCATCGCGCTGGTATGGGAACTCGATATTAGGCCGCTCACCGGACGCCTGCACTGGGCATACGGCAAGATCAAAAAGGCTGTGGCGTGGGGTAATCCCATGCGCGAGAAGGGTAAATCCTACGGCGACGCCAACGGCCAGGCACCCGGACCCGAGTCACACGGCATCGCCGATCAGCTGATGGTCGATACCCCGCACTGGTGGCGCAACTACGCCCACCAGGGCGACATGTACACCGATGTCGAAGGCGACTCCGGCGAGATGAAAACGTCCATCTACAAGGTGGTTATCGGTCAACGCGTCTTCACTGGCCCCGATTCCATTCTGGCGCAAGTCGTTGAGATTGTGCAGCGACCAGCCATCGAGCTAGTCGCCCTCACCAAAGCCGTCCTGGACGCCGGACTGTTCTTCATCAAACGCACAGGGCCGCACCTGAACTACGACACCGCGCCCGCCGTCGACTATCTACTGCAAGATTGAGGTTTGGATGATGATTGAGAAGTTGAGAGAACTGCTCACGCCGAAAGTAAGGCTCTGGCTGTATGCCGTTGCCGTGGCGCTATTTTCGCTCATGCTTTACTACAACGTCGTAGACGAACAGGCAGCCCCGCTGTGGCTAAACCTCATTTCGACGGTGTTCGTCGTCGGCGGTCAGGCCATCGCAACGGCCCACATTCCCCGCAGTGGCTCGCCCAAGAATGACGAGACCAACCGGTGACCCTCGATCAGTGGCTTGAACTCGCTGTCAGCCTGCTTGCGGGCGGGGTCATCGGCACCGCCATCAAGTCACTAGTAGACCGCTGGAACGCCAAGGACGCCAACAGCTCTGCGGACTGGAAAGCCTTCGCCACCGAGCAGCGCGAGACCTTCGCCGCCGCCATGACCGAGCAGCGCGAAGCCCACAACGCCGCCATCGGCGCACTCGGTGGCCGCGTTCAAGCACTGGAGGACCGGCTGACCGAAGAGCAGAAGGTGCTAGGCATCGCCTTGGCCCACCTGCGCGAGCTTCGGCGGTGGATTCAAGGCGGCGCCCACGGCGACGTACCGCCGCTTCCTGCACAGCTGGAGGGAAGGCTGTAGGCGGAGCGACACGCATTGTCGGCCCCTGGGCGTATCGCTACTTAGGTGACTGGTTTTTCGATCTGTCGGAAATGATCTTCATAGCCTTCTGTAGCTTCTCCTGTCCTGGCGAAAAGGCGCCAGATTCAACCGATTTGAGGTCGGCGGAATTCAGATGAATGCTGTTCCACAAGTGGTACCAGTCAGCCTTGACGCTTTTGTTGCCCACAAACAGTATGTAGTCGCCGGGTGTAATCGGCTTGCTTCCGGTACCTAAAACCTCGCATTTTTCGGTGCCCTCTTGCGCAATCGTGAATGTACTTGGAGGTTCGCCTTTGAGCGCCTTGATCACCGTAGCTGGAAACAACGTTCGTGGATCACTGGGACTCTCAACTGTGCCAGTCGAGTTGCCGACAGACGCCACGACAACGCTCTGAGACCTCTCGGCCAGGAGCCCGACATCGGTGGTATCGAATGCTGGGTCTTGAACAAGTTGGCACGTCTCAGATTTGCCTCCCGAGCATCCAGTCAGGCCCAGGACTAGGGCACTGACCGCCAGGAATGCGCGCATTCTCATCATGATCTTCCTGTCGCCCTTCATTTCTGGTGTATCTGCTTGACGATAGCCTTGTCGAGGGCTGTCGGGCTGATGGGACGTATCGTGTGGTCGGACAGTTCGTGCGCGCGCTGCATGATGGTTCCTGCGCACCCATGGATAAGGCCCAGTGCGTGCCCGATTTCATGCGTGATTGTCTCCTGTATCCGCTCGGCGGAGGCGTTCTCTTTCTCGAAGAGCCAGGTGTTGATATAGATAATGCCGTTCTGCCAGTCCGTGCGCCCGTATGGTCCGAAATCGGGGTCATGGCTCTCCACGACTTTCACGTCGGCATTGAACGGGCCTTTTCGATACCAGGCTGGCGTGAAGTAGGAGATGTCGACTCCGAGGCCTTTCCACTCATCGACGGCCTTACTTACCATCTCGGGCCATTTGGTTGCATTTTCTACACGCATCTGTGGGCCGTTCAGCGTGTTGCCGACCATGGTGAACCAGTCGATATTCGATATTGGCTGCCCAGCACTCAGCTCAGCCTGCGACTGCTGGCAGATGTTCTTATCGGTGCCGTTGTCCATGCGGTACTTCTCGTCCGGAACCTCACTAGTGTCGTCAAAGTCATCAGTGTGGAGGTCGTCTTCGGAGTTGTTCTGGCCCGTCTCCTGGCCCGGCTGCGTCGTCACCGTCGGCTGCTGTGTCGGCGCCTGCGTCTGCGTAGGGGCTTGAGTCGGTTGTTGCTGTTGCGGCTGTTGGGCCTGCTGTGGCGACTGCTGTTGCGGCGCTTGGTAATCCGGGTTCGGCTTACCGGGGCCTTGGGTGTATCCGGGGTTGGTCTGGTAGTCCGGGATCTGTGTGCCATGGGCGGGCTGTTGCGCCTGCTGGGGCTGCTGCCCTCCCTGTTGACCCGGAACCTGTTGTGGCGCTTGCGGATTGCCGCTGTTGTAGATGCTAATTCCGGAGTTCTGATCTAGCGGCGGCTGATTGTTGCCGCCCTGGTAATCAGGCATGGAGCTGGGCATCTGCGGTGGCTGGAACTGCGAGCCCCCGCCATCGGTCATTCCCCCGGTGGGCGCAGGCGGTCCCGTAGGGTCTGCCGCCACTGTCGCGACGGCCGAGAACCCGCTACCCGGTGTGGCGTAGTCGCTGGCCACCTTCATGCCACCGGCAACAAGAGCAACCAGGGCCGTCACTGCTAGCACACGACGCAAACCGGGTGTTGTAGGCGATTTGCCCTTCATATCCACTATGTGGCCCTCCGAATGAACCATGCCCCATACATGAGCAAACTGTTCGAAGCTTTCCACACCTGCCGCCAGCTGTCTACCTCGTCGGTAGACCCTTGCTTGCTGGACAAAAATGCAAACAGCCCTGGCTGCACTCACGCGGTAGAAGCTGACGGCGGGGCCGAGCACAACGAGTTGTCGGCCCCTGGGCGTACAACTGACCCATGGACGCCAAGAGGGCCATTCGTGAGGTCATCGAAGAAATGCCGCACTTCTTTGGACTTACCGTGCGGAAGACCATCGGCGCCGAAGGCGAGACGGAGACCAGGACATACACGCAGGCGGAAATTGCCGCGCATGTGGCGTCAACCCTGGTCGACAAGCTCAGTGCCAAGGGGTGTCTGATCATCGAGCTACCCACCGTCACGACCGATGAGTATGGCAGCCAGACGGTGCGGGTCCCCATCACGGGCCAAGGCTGGGCCTACGGTGAAGTGCGAATCGATGACCGTCACGACCGGCTGGCCATCGTGGATGTTCCGTCACGACTACCGATCGATAGTGCGCCGCTTGTCGCAGCTGCACTGCTGGCCACGCATGCAACGGCGCGCGCATATCAGAGCCCTTGGGAGCGAGGCGAATAGCCGACCGACATGCAACCAGCCCCGCCTTCGGCAATGCCTGGGGCGGTGCTGGTTTCAATGTCGACTAGCTTGTCCGCTTGAGGTTGATCGTGACACCGCCAGAGAAGGCCGAGTCGTGCAGCTTGACCTGATCAGGCTCGGTACCCACTGGCACATCGAAGGCGACCTTCACGTCAATCTTGTTGCCGGGGTTTATCTCTGTCATTAGCGCGTCGTCAACGAGGTACATCGAAGCGGTGCTGTCCGCCGAGAATGTCTTACCACCTGCGATGAGTTTTTGATTCTCAGCGAAAAACGTCTGTGGCTTGTCACTGATGTTGGTGACCGTCATCGACAGCACTGCCCATTCGCCCTGGGCCTTCTTCTGCATGAACTGGTTGTCGTCGCGGCCAACCACACTCTTACCAATATCGATCTTGTCCACGACGAACGCGAACTTGCCGTCGCGCACCTCGGACCCAACGCCCGGCGCCGCTTTCTCGGCCTGTGTCGCTCCGCTACCACCGGACCGTGGCGCGCTGGCCGCTGGCGTCGCACTAGCCGGTTTGTCGTCCTCTTTCTTGCCGCCCACCAGACCCGCAATGAAGAGAAGCACCACAACGCCACCGACGATCCACGGCCACTTGCGGCCCTTCTTCGGGGCCGGTGCGGGCGGCGGCGGTGGTGCCGTGACGGTCCAGTTAGTGCCGTCGAAATACCGCTGCCCTGGCGCGCCCGATGGGTCGGGATACCAACCCGGCGCCGCCGACTGTGGTGCTGACATGAGCGAAGACCTTCCCCTCGATTCGATACCCCTGACCGGGGGAAAGCGTACGCGCCGCTCACAGCACACGTACAGGGAATCGGCAGCGCCAGCGTGGCCGAAGCTCTATTGCTGCGCGATACGTTCCCAGTACTTTTCGGCACCAGCCTGGACGTATCGGTTTAGCACCTCAGGGAGTGAGTCAAAGACGTACCACTCGGCACGAGGATATGACCCCGCCGAGATAACCACCTTGTCGTGGGCATCCACGATGAGCATGTCAGTGTCGCCAACAAACTCTCCGAGCACCCAGTCCGACTCGGAAAGCTCGTAACCGTACTCGACCCGGTCTCGCGTACGCTGCGTGGCCTCCGAGGGTGCATGGAGCGTCAGCCCGCATATCCCGAACTGTTCGTCAACCAGAAGTAGCCCGCCCGATGTGTGACGCCAAAATTCGCGCAACTGCTCGGGAGCCTGAGCCGGGATCTCGTTTCCGGGGACACTGGCGCCCAACCGGCAGGTCAGCTCAACGCCCTCCATCTCCCGAGAGGGGACGGACACGTTGCGGTAGTTCTCAAGGAACTCAAACACGTCTGAATTATCCCCCATAGTTGTTCCACCAAGGTGTCACCCGCTGATTATGCACCGGCCGTGGTACTGGAATCAGATTCTCGAATGAGTTATCGCCACCGAACTCCCGAGGTCGTATGTGGTGGATGTCGTACATGTTCCATCCGCCGGGTGGTGTTTCGTAACCCATGTCATGCCATTGCTGAATGAAGTAGTACCGATCCATGTTCGTCCACTCGGAACGCTGATCCCTGGGCATCCTCTCCAGATCGCCAGCCGGGAAGGGCATCTCGTCGCCAGTCCCAGGGTTGTACACGCGCGGATAAGCCTCAATGTTGTTGTTATAGGCCCTCGGCGGCTCCGCAGGTGCGTCCCCTACGTCGTAGGAATGATGCGACCCGTCGGTACTGAAATCGACATCGTGGTGGTCACCGTTGTAATGGTCGACGCTCGGCGCTGGATGTTCGACTTGGGTTGGCGTGTGGTGTCCGGGGGTGGCGTCGTCAAGACCATGGGTGATGGCTCGGCCTTCGGTGCCTGTGAGGTCTCCGAGTAGTCCGCGTGCTCCGGCTGCCGCTTCGCCTCCGATTGCCCCGCCGCCGAGGGCTTCGGTGCCGTGGATGAGGTTCTTGCCGATGAACTCGCCGGGATGGTTGTAGAACTCTTTGGCTTGTTCGATGCCCATCTTGGGCGCAGCCAGTGGATCGCTCGTCAGCTCGTGAACCTGTTTGACTGCGCCCAGGCCTACGTCTTTCCACGCCTCGGCGACACCGGGCGCGCCCGGACCCGCTTGCCCGGTAAGAACTTTCGCTTGCTCCATCTGGCCGTCAATGGTTTTGGTGGCCTCATCGTTGGCGCGGCCCACGATGTCGTTGAACTGATCACCGGGCGAGTTGTGTAGCGGCACCTGTCCGGGTGTGCGCATCGGATCGGCGTCGGGGGCAAAACGCGGGGCCTGCGCCCGCTGGACTGCCTCATTGACCCGCTGCTCGATCTGGTTGGCGGGCACACCCTCATGTTGCAGGCGCTCACGGGTCGCCTGGGCGAACGCGGGAACATCGCGGTCGGCCAAGGTGGGGGCAAGCTTGGCCGGTTTGGTCTTGTCAATATCCCCCACACCGGGCATGGCCCCGATGCTGCCGAGCTGATGCCCATCAACCGACGCGGTTTTCGGGTACAGCTCTTTGTAATTGATCGTTTCCGGGCTGCCAGCGGCTGCGGCCGGGGTGGTGCCCGCCGGGTCGGTGGCCTTGGGGTACTGCTTTTTGTAATCGATCGCGGTAGCAGTGCCGTCGCCGGACTTGGGGGCCACAGCATCGCGCAGGACCTTGCGGCCATCAACCAGCGCGGTCTTGGGGTTGATACAGCCGGTGATCGATTGCGCCGTGGCCTCGGCCTGCCCCTTAAGAGTTTGACAACCCTTCTCCCACTTGGCGACGTGCTCCTTGACCTGGCGCTCAGATTCCTTGACGTGCTCGCGGTTTCGGGCAATCGACTCATCACTTTCACCCTCGGCCGGGGTGTAGGTCATGTTGAAATTTTGATCGATCGAAACACCCCGCTCGGCGTGCGCCAACACCCTCTCGATGAGGTTCTGGCCACCGGTTAGGTTTGGCAACACCTCGTACTCGATAGTGGCGCCAATGAGTTTGCCGCCCTCTTCAACAGTGTCGTCGGCGTTATCGGAGCCATGGCAGTCAGTGGAGGCCGTCTCATAGGCTGCGTTCGACGTGCGGCCGGTCCACTCAGTACCCGCAGGACTGCCCGCCCAACGCTTGTAGTCGTCGTAGGCTTCCTTGAACTGCCGCGTTTGCGGTCGCCAGGTATCCACCACCGCCATATAGGCATTGGGATTGATCGCCATGAACTCATCGAGCGTCGTCACGCCAACGCCCTACACGTGCAGCGGCGGCTGATAGATGCTCGGCAGGTTACGCAAACCGGTCTCCAGCTCACCAGTAGCGACCGCCAGGACGTGCTGGGCCTCGTCACTAAAATCGGCGATAGCGTCCAACCGCGCGGCCCCGACCCGCTTCACATCCGCGATAGCCTTCGACACCCCATGCAGCGCCGCCAACCCCGGATCAGCACCAGCAGGCGCCGACCCACCAGAAGCGATGCTGTCTCTAATCTGACCGGCCAGTGTCCGAAGATGCGGGCCAAGCTTGCCCAACGCGGCCAGGTCAGCCTTGAGCACATTCTCATCGCCCGCCAC